CTGATGTAATAGGAACTTGTATTTGTGTGGGATTAATGCCAAGATAAGCTGTTTCAATTGCAGTAATAGAATTACATAATAATTTATAATGTCCTGATGTGAAAGGCTGTCTTACATACGCGCCGGCATAATGCTCTATTGCTGTTGAATCGCCGCGCCCTCTTGTGCAACTTTGTAGTGTAATAACACCACCAACATCAGCAATACTTTCAGCCCATATTATTTCTTCATCAATACTCATCCATGAGGGACACTCAACATCAGAAATAGTCTTACCCGTTGGCAAGACTATTCCGATTGATGTTGCGTCAATAGTTATATCGGCGGCAAGTGTTAACCCGCCATATTTATACGAGTTATTCTGCTTCGGAAATGTATCTATAGAAGCAGGAAACAACGCAGATATTAAATTAGGTTCAGACATCTTGCTACCGCCTTTTAATCATCTTATTTTTGCGTCAGACTTGTTTTTACATCATCTGGCAATGCTTCAAAATCTCTTGCTCTTTCGATATCTTTGATAACGAAATCAAGTGCTTGTTTCGCTTTCATTAAATCAGCAGCGCCAAGAATCGCAGGAGAGAGCATTTTGCCATTATCAAACTTAAATACAATAGCGCCTTTATCCGGTGCTTTACTTTCTTCTAAAGTAATACCACTAATAAATGATGCTGTCTCTTTAATTATCTCTTTGGCTTTCTCGATGTTATTCCCGTTCATTTAAATCACCACTCCTATAATTATGAATTAATTATTGCAGATTGTTCTGCTGCCATATCCGTCTGATTCTGCTTTAAAGGCGCTATTAATGCCTCTAATGATTTTTTAAAATTAGATTCTTTCGCTTGGCATTCTTTACATATTTTGAACATAGAAGAATATGTTGGGATCGGTATAGGAGAACTAATATTAGAATTAACATCAATTCTAATAGTATCAAAGTTTTTAGGACTTTGGCGATAAGCCTCAGTTTGATTTAATGATTTGCATTCATCGCATTTATAAGTAACGATATCCATATAAATTACTCCTTACAATAGCATTATACTACCTTTATTTTACTCTGTTTTTATTAATGTGTCAATCTTATTTTTAAGTTCTATTATCATATTTTCTAATATTTTGATTCTACTCTCGTGTTGTTGGGTGGCAAGCACATTGTAGACGCTGAAACGATCATATTTTAAAGACTCTGGCTGTCCATTGTTATTAAAATTAACTAAGCTTGGAAAAACATTTAAAATATCTTCCGCAATAAATCCTATGTCATAATCACCAGATTGTTTAAATCTATAGGCATATGGAGTTAAACAATTGAATTTATCCATAGAAAAGTCTTCTATTGTCGAGATAATATCTTTATATCGAATTGAGGATGACTTAAGTTTTACAAATCCATTCGCGTCAATAACTAAATCTGTCCCCGTACCCGCCGCCGATAAATTTTGGAATTGAACCGTTCCATATGCAAATATCGCAGCGCCAAGGCTTGAGAAATATCCCGCCGTTCCAGTCGCAGACTCGCATATTCCAACGGTTGCCGATCCGGTTCCACTCGTGATATGGCCGATTATGCCATTGCCCCCGCTTGTAGTGTTTTTCCCATAAACTGCATATTTACCGGAAGCGCTACTCGTTGCAAAAATTCCATGATTTGAGACAGACGCAAAATGTCCCGCGTACCATTGAGTTGATGTTCCTTTTACGCCGGTGCTGTAGGTGTTTCCTGCTCCCCAAACACCAGGAATCCCGGCATTCTCGTCCGTAGGGTTAGATTGGGTATATGACCCGCCGACAACGCCTCCAACTCCATAAATAGTTCTTCCTTCTATAGCAGAGGAAGCCGCACTACTGTAGGTGTTAGTGACGAGTAAAGCACTATATGCATCAGTGCAAACAATAACCGCTTTTGAGTTTTCAGAATCTGTCGTAAGCGGGTTATCCGTTGAGGCGTTACATAATAATAACCTTTTCGCCCATATTGTATTAACATTATTATTATTTATTTGATACTGTCCAACTTTGAAGAAGGCCGTATTGTCATATCCAAGCATGGCAATCTCGCTAGCAGTAAGGCTTAGTTTATACGTTGTACCAGAGGAAACATGCCCAAGATAAATAGCAGACGATGTCAATTTTGTATTATAGTATAAGTTTGTATAATCGACACATCCGATTTTAATGTCCGTGCCATTTAAGACAGTATTATAAACGGTTGTTGCGCCATTTATAACATATATCCCTAATCCAATATCACCGCTTGCTAAAATCCTTGCCCTATAGTGAGCAACGTCGCTAACAACATTGCCGCTATGCCCTAAATAAACTCCAGTAGCATTAATCTTGACGTTGTAGGACTGATGATACTCTGCATAGCCCGCATGATATCCAAGATATACCGCCCCACTTTGGATAATTGTATCAAAATAATATTTAGACCCCCCATAGGTTACGTAGCCTATGCCTATACCGTCTAAATATGACTGCCCACTAATCATTACTTGCCTGGCGGCTGTGGTTGCATCACGAAATAATAGATAGTTGCTATTCAAGTAAAACTGATGGGAAGAATATGCAGCGCTATAGCACATGGTTATGCTTCCTGAGCTTATTTGCGTATCATAAATATTAGTCGTCCTATACCCCAGATTAATTGCTGTTGGCGTCACAACTAAATTTGACAATGCACATGTCGTTCCGCCAAGGTATATATTGTCTTTGGCCCATAATCCATATGTGGCATTATCTAAATATCCAAGCTCAACTTTTTTAACATTACTCGCGTCGAATACGTTAAACGCAGTCGAATTTATTTCTACTCTACCATTACCAACTGCGTTACGAATGGAAACACCAGTTGTAGTTGCACTAAAGGTATTAACATTGCTTTGATAAATCTGCAATCCGCTTTTAGTCAAATAACAATAATTACTTGCGTCTGCTTTACTTCTAATCGACAACAAGAAATCCAGATTTATTTCAGAGCCATAAAATATATTAGCAATGCTCGTTATAACAGGCTGAAATTCAACCAAATTAACCACAGTTGAATCAGGACTATAAAAATATATAGCAACTGATTTTGCTAATATCGCTTTGCCAGTAGAGAAGTTTTCATAATGAAGCAGGGCCATATCAGCAACTCCAGAGCCAGTTGTGCTATATTCAAAATATCTATCTGCATCTGGCTTAGTTGCTGATGTAACTATATCGCCAGCATTATTAAACGTATGATCGCCAGAGTTAAGACATTGTAGCCATACATCTTGAGTCCCTGTGCTTGTTATTTCTTCAAGTTTAATTACAAATCTAACATTGCTTGTCGTATGCTTAAATTTAAGTTTGATATCAGATATCCATTCAACTTTATTCAAATCTATCTTAACGTAGTTATTTGTCGTTGAAGCAATCGTAAATGTGACGAACTCATTATCAAGATAATTAGCATCTAATATATGCTCAGTTGAGCCAGTTTGAACAGCGCCAACGTAAGGAGTTAAAGTCAAATCAGACGATAATTTAAACTTAAATATATTATTGCCCATATCAACGGCAGTGACATTTTTAGGTACCACATTGTTAGCAACAGAAGGAACGCTTCTTGCACCCCAATAGTCTGTTGCATCAACACGCACCCATAGTTTTAATGCAGTGTTGGCCGTGAATAAATCCATTTCAGTGGCAGATAATGATATATTTATTTTAGTAGTGAATGTTTCATATAATTTGGGATTATTAGGGTCTGGATTACTCCAACCTGGAAATTTCCAATCTCCGCTGCCAATTGCTGGTTCTGTTTCTGCAATAGCATATTGAATCCAATATTTCTCTACTTCTTCTACTCTTGGAGGAGTGCTTGTGTCGAGCGTAACTGCATCCCAAAATACTTCTGCGCCACCGACCATTGAATTAAGTCTTAAATTAGCAGGAGCCGCAGGAGGTGTATTGGTTATCGTTATTAAATAAGGATTTACTTGCACGGCTCCGGCCTCATTTAAATAAGTTAAGTTATCTGCTATATCATATGCAGCTAAATATAACTGAACAGGAGATGCGGTTGGCTTAAATATAAACGGATTGGAGTCTAAAGTATATTCTTTCGCTGTATTTAACGTAGCGCCAATAAATAACTTAAGGCCATCATATAAGTTTCTGCTTACTTTTGCCGGATTAATCCATGATAATTTTATATCTCTACCGAATGCCCATGTTAACCCTGTAGGTAAATCAGCGGAAGAAGGCCCAACTGTATCTTTCTTAAATCTAACTACTTGTTCAATGCTATTCTCTGCATTATCAAACGCTCTTATCTTAACTTCAAATTCTTTATATACACCATCAACCGTATCAGCGCCAAGCATCGCATTTGTTATATTAATTGGCGATCCTGTTGCAGTAGTCCATGTTATTCCGTTATTATAATTATACTCAACTCTATTGATTCCAGAGTTAGCGTCTTTTTCATACGCTCTATAATAAATATCGATTCCATTGGTTAATATCTTTTTGTTGATATAACCATTCTTATTTATGGCAATTGTATTATCTTCTTTATACCATATCTTCTGTATATCAAGATTCGGCGTTGCTGTATCTATTTTACAGTAACGAGAAGCCGTGGTTGCGATAAGACTTCCTTCTGTTCCATCAGGTCTATATTGAACGGCCTTAACTTGAAACAATACCTTATCCGAAGGGAAAGAATACGCTTGTTTAAATCCAGCAGGAATGAGCATAGATACGTTTGTTGTTTCTTTATCGAATCTTGTTTCGGTAGCAAGAACATATGGCCCTCCACTTGTAGAGATATACCATCTTATTCTGTCTACATATATGCCTTTAGTAAATTCATTTTGTATCGTAAATTGCATTGATCTGGTATTATAAACGTCTATTAACTGACTATCATTAATCGGAGTTTCGCTAAAGCTATTAAGTTCAACAGGGAGAGACCTTATTACGGTTGCGCCAGTAATACTTGCTTGTGGCAATATGGCTAAAGTTGACGCAGGGGCATTGCTAAATATTTGAGAGGCAACGCCAGGAACATCATGAAAGTCTACCGCAACGACCATAAAATAATATTGTGTTGCATAATTTAAAACAGTCCCTGTTTCATCTTTTTCTATTACGGCGCTATTCGTCGGACCAACCCAAGCCCTATATGCTATATTAACTGTGGCTAAATTTGCAGGGTCAGTAGACATAAATAACCAAAATTCTTTAAACTGTCTTTGTAAATCAGCAGTTCCATAACTCATTGTCCAATTAAGACGCATTACTTTACCATCGAGTTTAGCAGAGCTATAAGTTGGAGAGCCAACTACCGTAGGCGCGGGAAGCTGCTGCAAAACGGATGCAGTTCCAACTGCTGATTCTTGCGAGTATACTATTTTAGACAAAGTAGTCGATGCATATTTATAATCAACAAAAAAATCACCAACGGCTCTTATTAAAAAGAAATAAGCAATGGGAGATGACGGACTAGGATCAATATCGGATGGTAATTGCCAGATATAACTTTGAGCATCTTTGCCGAGTCTTATTGTGTCATTTAATCTTTCTGCACTATCCCATATGGCCCTTCTATCTGTAATGTTTGTCGGAGTATTACCTATGATTAAAAGCAAAGCATCATATTGTGCTTGTGATATTTTTTTAATTTCATATCCTGTTAAAAATGCATCTGTATTTTTTGTCCACTTACAATCAATCTGATGCCTTATTGGGTCATATGTCGTGGTGAACCCTTGTACATCTGCTGGTTTAGGATTAATTAATAAAGTCTCGCTTGCAATCCTTGCCCTTCTAACGCCAGCATTTGTTGCGTTGTAAACCGACCCTATTTCAATAGAATAATTGTGTGTTGTCTCCCAAGCATCTATGTTGAGAAAGTCCTTTGCATCTTGTTCTTTAAAATCTTGTAATGTAATAGTATATGTTTTTATTGTGTTAGCAAAGTCTTTTTGAAATAATATCCTTTTTTCCCCATGGTTTTCTCTAAAGGCTAAATATGTTCCATGATAGCCGCCCGCATATGTCCAATCAACTTGAACAGGAAAATTACTTCCTGTCTGAGTTAGTGTAATTTCACTACTGTCAACAATTAAAGCCGCTAATACTGGATAAGTCCAAGTAGCTGCTGATGAGTTTTCTGCTGTACTATTGTCATATGCATAGATTTCGTAACCATAGTACTTATTCGCCACTGTTCCATCAATATATGACCATGAAACCATATCTGGAGCCGCAGACGCATCTAAATCAGTTAATAAAGTTCTCGTACCATCGACATATTGATCTGATGAACTGTTATATTCAGAACGATATATTTTAAATCCTTTTAACCCATTATTGCCATATCTTAACGGAACGCTCCAGTTCAATTGAAGAATATAATTAGTTGAGTCGCTTATATTAACTGCATAGAAGTTCTCTGGTTTTTCTGGAGCTACAAAATCGCCGGCAATAAACTGTATTGATGTAGACCAATCAGAGACATTGCCCGAATTTCTTTGCGCTCTAACCTGGACTTCATAAAATGTTCCCCTTATTAAATTAAGCATCGGAATATAATAATATCCACTGGTTAGCGCAGTTCCTGCCAAAACATTAGGTTGCTTTGACCAAATAACTGTACTTTTCTCTTTATATTGTATTTCAAACATTCTAAAATCATCATCATCATGTTGTTTGATTTTTAGTATAGCGTTACAATTGTCTCCGTTTGAGGCGGTATCAATTGAAGAAGTAAGGACAACAATTTCATCTAAACCAGTGATAGGATCAACGCCAACGGGTGGAGTGTATGGAGTTACATTATCTGATGTTGATACGATTATAGGATCGCTCCATGTCTGCTGTCTATTCGCCATGTTCTTAAGTAATATTTTATAACGAACGACTTCATCTTTAGGAACGTCTCTATCAATAAATTTATTTGTTATCTGTAAGTCAATACTATCGATATGTTCATCGTCTTCGAATGTACCACTGTTATCTTTATCACGATATATATCAGCAATAACCTGGCCCGTTACATCATGGCCAAGTTTGTCTTTTCCTGAGAATATAATCGTCATTTCAACTAACGGCTTGCCGGCTTCAAATCTCGTTACCCATTGTATTTGAGGCATAGCGGGCGGTATGTTAGAATCAAATGAATTATTGAGTTGAGACACATATAGTGGCTCAATGCCATCCTGCATCGTGGTAGCAACAGATTGAGTGTTAACATCATTTACTTGTGTTTTCTGTTCTATCTGTCTATTAATTTGTTCAGGTAGATTTGTATAAAGATTTCTTGTTTCCATCTTAACCTCAATCTTTCAAATAAAATATTGCACTCGTTCTGGGGCTACCAGCGGGATCGGTATATTCGTCGGGAACGTCTGCGCCAGTGCCAAACTCAACGCTATCAATGCCAAGGTATTCTTTAACAGGGTTATTGGTGCCATATGGCATTGCTACATATTCCAATAGAGCGATTGGAGCTTCTGTATCTAAACACCTTAATTCTACACCAACTGCCTGTATAATGTCAACATCTGATAAATTAGCAGTTCGGCTAAGAACGACCGAACAAGTCTTCCATAAGTCTCTTGTCTCATCTATCGTTAATTTAAAATACTTTATTTTACATTCTCTGGTCTCTGTATTATCGCGATATTCTATAAACAAGTACGGGTTCCATATCTGATTGAGAGTAACACCAGATATTTCTTTGCCACCGCTTCCCTTAGTCGATAAAGTAAACATTCTAAAATAGTAGTTATCTATTTCTGTCGATATCTTAACTGTTTGTTCTAAGGCATGTTTAAGCAAGGCCGGCGCAGAAAGTTTCTTGTCGCTTTTATCCCATGCTGTTACTTTATTGCTCTTCCAGAAGGCAAATTGAATATAGCCATCAGTGCCAGTTTGACCGCCAGTTGGTTGCTCAATATAATTAACCTTAGTAACATTGGTTGTCGTTGTGTTGCCACCATTGCGAAATGGATGCCAAGGACCATTTTGCAGATTTTGATTGGCACTTATTGATGGGTCGTTTGGCTCTCCCTTGCCTTGTCCTACAATGCTCCATTTATTTATTGTCCACATCGGGTTATTGGCGAAGAAGTTGCCATATTCGATCTGAATGGGCTTCATTGAGCCATCAATCAAGTTCGTTGCAGCACCGTCTACAATGACCTCAACGCCTTCGCCATAAATATCAAATACATTTAATATCGTCATTTTATATCCAGTGCCAGTTGCCGATGAGCCGGCGGTTACAGTCTTTCCCTGGCTATCAGTAAAGTCCCATTGTATAATTTGATTTAATCCTATCGGCACAACCCAACGCCTTGCTGTTTCAGTATTAGTCGTTGTGGTATTCATTAAATTAACATTGCCGCCATCTGCCGTTGATACATAAGCATCAAAATAAACAGCGTCATTAATGTCTTGATACGCACCGGCATCTGTCTTAATCTGTATAGGAAGGCTTACCGGCTGATATGAAGCCAAATAACTTGTTGCAGGGATGGGGGCTTTCCATTTAAGTTTATACACATGGCAATTGGTCTTAATAGCAATAGTTTTACGCTCTGTTGCAATTATGCTTGTATTGCCAGAGAAGCCATTTAATACAGGCTTAATAATAAGCGAAGCATCATATTGTGTTGCTGTCTTAATCCATCCCGCTGATGTTGCGTTTGCTACATTGCGGCTATCTGGATATCCTGCTTTTATATCTTGGTCAAACTGCCACCAGTAGAAGTTATACTTAGCGTCTTCCCAGCCCGTAGTAGCGCCGATATGAAACATCCTGTTATACATATAATTGAAGCTATCGTTTGGCATTAAATATATCTTATTAACGCTTTCTGGCCATACTTTAGCAAAGTTAATTCCACCGTCCCAGCGTATGCCATTCTCTCTTTTATAAACGCCAGCGTCTAATATCTTTTCTTCCATAACATAGGCAAGAGTGTGTTTGCGATGTAGTACGCCAACAACGATCTGAACCTTTTGCTGTCTGGTTAACGCGAAGTTAAAAGTTAAATATTCATCGGGAGGTTGGAAATCTGCACATACCTCATTAGCAGTTACAACAGCATCTATTAAATGCACGGCGGCTAATGTGTAGTTCTTTGCGCGGGTGCATACTATTGCGCCACGGTATTTGCCAGAAGGAACATCCAGAGTTACAGTACAACTTGAAACTAATATATACTCAGTATCAACTTGTATTAAAGTATTCGCTGCAATAGTAAATGTTTCATCGCAGTAAACCGTAAAAGTTGTATCTATCGCTGCAATCGCAGTTAGCAGTCTAATAGGCGTTCTTTCAACATATGCAGTCTCAGCAATTTCTGTATTGCTACTTACTTGTTTCCTTGTAATAGAAAAGCCATATGCTTTATTAGCAAGGAATTGTGTTGCAGGAACCGGAGGTTTGATATAAGATTGCATCGGGGGCAAAGCAACAACTGTTAATGTATCAGTTGAACTTATTCTGCTTATCTCAGTGCTGATGCCAGTAATCCATAAGCGCGTGTCATTAAATGCACCAACTTCGGGGGCCGCTACAACGCCACAATCTCCGATTTCAATATAAGGGTTGCTCAAACTGGATATCGAGAATTGTTTAATATTACGTCTATGCATTTCTAATTGTGTGAGTGATATCCAATCTGAGGTTGCTTTATCAGATATATTTTTCTTAACAACTATCGTTTCTTTTTTATGTCCAACAAAATTATATGCAGGATCGTATTCGTAACACTCAATTTCAGATATATATAGGTCAGTAGCACAATATAACTCAATTGTGCTTTGAGTATAGAGCGCCGGCAGTTTAAACATAATACCACCAGATGTTAAATCATTAGCAGTTACGGTATGTGATACAATATGAGTTGTCGCATCCTTTAAGGATACAATAGCACCTAAAGGAGTTGTTTGTGGCTTTAAATAAACAAACATTAAATTAAGATTGCTCGTTAATAATTCTATAATCGCAGGGGCGCTTGTTTTTAATAACGCATATTTGTCATATCTTCCGTCCATAAGTACATGTCCGGTTGAAAAGGTTATAGTGCCATCAGAGCCGCCCTTAATGGCGTTGTTGCCATTATATATGGATGTAGTGTCAATTGACCTTGATATGATAGGCTGTGGGCTTTCTGGAAGTCCTATGATGGTCATTTGATTCCTTACTTCAGCAGATGAATTAACTGCCGATGATACAATCGCATTTAAAGTGTTATCGCAAGTAAATGATATGACTTCATCATTATTGTCTAAATAAAGAAGTCCATTAAAATAAGGAGCTGTAGTTGGCAATGGCGCTACCATTACAACGCCATAAGTATCAGGAACAAATGCCGTATCAGCGTTTGTAGCCCTATATATTTCTGCTTCATAGTATTGATATTTCTTCAACGCAGGGATTGTAATCGTTGCGCCAACATTTGTCCATGTACCACCGTCTGATTTCTTTAACTGAATAGTCGCACTATCTGTATTTGACGTATTTGCTATAAATCTTACTCTAAGATTGCGGATGCTTGCTGCGGTTGGTATTGTTCCAACGGTTAAATCAAATGTATATCTATGCGTTGACAGCGCCTTAATATTCCATGCTGTCCATGACCATACATGATTCTCAATTATTTCACTATTTTGGCTTTCTTCTGTTCCATTTGATGGGGCGAGCCAGGTGTATTGACGAACCGCTTTGATTGTAAGTACGCCCTGCTCATTAAAGAACACCTTAAAGCCAAAGCCTTCCGTCAATGTTAATATTGCATCCCATAATGATTGACCAAATTCTAATTTAAACTTAGCGTCATTAAGCATATCTTCATCTATGCCGGCATATACTTTCTTTTCTATAACAGGAGCGTAGCCAGTAGTGCCATCGCCAGTATATGAATCCCTGTCCATTTTTGGGGCCACACCAGAGTTAGCCTGTAATAATCTTTCAAATATAGATTTAGATTGCATATACGGATATTTATCTGCTCTACCGAGTCTTATCGTAGCAAAATCATTATATGCTATTGAAAGCAGATTAAGAGGAAATTTAGATTTAATACATAAATCTCTTATTGCATAATCTAAACGCCAGTTATCATAAGCAGGAACATATTTATTTAAGAGGCTATCGTTATAAACGTCATCAGGCATTACTAAATATTCATCGCCTAAATAGACTTTATTTGCAGGGGATATCGCATGTGTAGATACGCCAGATAATCTCTGAACAGTTAATTTAGCCTCTGCTATCGTAACATTAAGAACTAACATTACCTCAGAGTCTATTTTAATCTTAGAGCCTACGCTAAATAAAGTGGCATCGCTTACATAAATAAACTGGTCAGTTGCGCTTATAGGCGCCGTTATAGTTGCAGTTGAATCGGTCCATGGCAAATCTCTATATGAATTGATATCTGGATAATTATAATTAAGCACATTCATGAAGATAACAGAGAAATCAACGCCATTAACTTCCATAATGCCATCATCGTTCGGAACTATACTTTCAATAATACCCGTAAACCTTAACTTAACATGCTCTGTATAAGGTGACGTAAAATCACAATAGCCAGAATAAGCTCTAATTAAAAATCCCTTTGATAATTTAGAGCCATCTGTGCCTGTGTAAATTCCAGTATCATAATCATATTCAAGTGCGCCACCGGCATTTCTAAATAATTCAATCGGAAGAGATGCTGATATAGTTTTAGATTGACCTTGTTGAAAATTTAAATTAAGCGTAGAGCAATCAATACGATTCCATACGGCAGTTGTGGGGTCAGCTTGCCATTCATATATACTGCCTTCATAAATCTCTATGTAATATGCTGGCCTTGCTGTTTTAGCGTAATTAGCGTCATTAAGGGCTAAGACTGTATTTACTAAGGTTTTATCTTTAGTTTGCACTATGCCACCATCCTGAACGAAATCATTATTGACCGTATCACTTCGCTATTATTTATCGTCTTTAAATTATTAATTGCTCTATTCGTGATCTGAATATTAAACTGTTGCCCTACAATTCCATCGACAAGTATAATCGTTTTATGCATTGGAACTGAGGCTAAATCTTCATATAAAGCAGATGTAACTAATGGCCAATCCATTGTATAGGTAGGATAAATCTCAAAATGAGACAAAGAATCAGCAGTGTTCCGATTCATTGGCACTTTGATTACGTTATATTTCTTTCTCATGGCGTTATTGGTGATTATATAATCAACCGTTTTTGGGCCATAAGCAAGCGTATATGTAGTTACACCATCAATAAAACTCCAAGCCATAGTTTATCCTTTAATCGTGGCAATTAACCACAAGAGTACATCTATATCCGCGTTTATCACCTTTAAACACCATGCCTTCGTGTAGTTCGAATATACAATCAGATACTTGACCTGAATAACTTGTCCATGTGGGCGTAGGCGTGGCTGTTAAATCTTCACCATACATTGTATCAAATTCAATTGTATCACCATCAAAACCAAGTGTTTCAAGTGTATTGAATGTCGCTGTGTCTTCAATTAATAAATCCCACACCCATTGTTGCTCTCTATTGATAACACGAGAACCATTGTAATAAACGCCAGGAAGCACGATAGCCTTGCCTCTTGAGGGTTTAAATTCACCGTCTTGAGGCAAGGTCTCATTTATATTTGATGGCCCTAAAGCCAGTTGTACATTATTAATCTTAAATTTAGCTGCCATACTACCTCTTGTTTAATTATTTTGGTAATTCCTTCTTCAACCTGTCCGACCTCGATTGCTCTACTATCGTTTGTATAACAGTCCAAAGGCGCAAATTCCCGTGTAGCCCACGGTATATATATAAGCAATATTTATGTTACTATCTTATATTTTATTGCTTGTTTAAGATTTAATGATGCATTTAAATCTCTATTAATAGTTAAACCACAATCGCACTTATAAACTCTATCTGATAGTTTTAAATCTTTCTTTATTTTACCACATTTGCTACACATTTTACTTGAAGGATAAAACGTATCGACTTGTCTTAATTCTATAGAGTTTTCAATGCATTTGAATTTTAACTTCTGTATGAAACTATAAAATCCTTGTTTAGATATTGCTTTTGATAGATGTCTGTTCTTCATCATTCCCCTAATATTAAGATTTTCTATCGTTATATACTTTGGCTTGGTTTTCGCTAAAGTATTTGCTATTTGGTTCCGATGGTCTTCTCTTATATTAGACAATCTTAAATACAATCTTTGGACTTTAATAGATTGTTTATATTGATTCTTTCCAACCGCGTCTCCTTTCTTTTTATTCTTAAATTTGCGAGACAACTTTCTTTGTTCTCTTTTTAATTTTTTTTCTATTTTGCTTATTTTAGTTGTTTTATTAATATTTTTAAATATCTGGCCATTAGAGGCAATTGCAAAATATTTTATCCCCAAATCAACTCCAATGCCATCGTTATAATTATTCTTCTTAATTTCTAAAGACTCTTCCGTGTTAACAGCCATATAAAATCTCCCCGCTCTTTCTATAATATGGCCACTAGTTATTTTACAAGATAAAGGGATATATCCAAATTCTTTTATTTTAACCCAACCCAAGACTGGAATCTTTATTCTTTTTTCTTTTATTCCAATAACATGTTTACTGTTTGAACGAACAAAATACATGGATATATTGTTATCTTTCTTTTTTTTGAATCGAGGGAATTTATTTTGCCCACGGAAAAATCTTTTATATGCCTGTTCTGCATTAGAAATACTTTGCCTTGTTGCCTTCGTCGAAGACTCTTTAATCCAATTGAGGCTGGGATTGTTAGGCAAATAAAAATTGTTGAGCCATTTTGAAAAAGATATTGCATTTAAAAATGGGATTCCATGCAAATATCTTTCTTTATTCTCTTTAATAAATAAATTATAAGTGTACCTACATGTTCCAACTGATTTTCGAAACATTATAATTTGTTTATTTGTTAACTGTATTTCTATTTTATATGATTTCATTAACTATCCTCAAACTATTTTTAGCCCTCATGATTATATTATAACATATAGAAGAGAATTATCAAACATTATTTTTAACCCCAATTAGAGGTTGATGTTGCAATCTTTCCTAATGACGATTGATACGCATTGCTAACTGCTGCGTTCACTTCAGATGCGATAGCTTTAGGCGATGAACTCGTAGCGTTTATCGTAATATTAAAAGTTGGTGAAGTCATGTTTCTTTCAGCCTGTACTTTGTTAAGGTCAAATACACTGGGGGCGTTCCATACACCATCAGACAACTTTAACAAAGCGTTTGTGTTGCGATCAAGAGCGTCAACGTTACGGAACAGAGGGTACATCTCTCGAACCGGCTGTACTGGCGGCGCTTCATCTCCATTCTTTTTTCTCCCCAGCAATCCGCCGATAGCGCCAAGTATCGCACCAATCGGTCCACCAGTTAAAAAACCAGCAGCAGCGCCACCAAGGACACCAACTGTTCTATTACTCGTCGATGAACCAATAGCATATCCAAGCATTGCTGATGTTAAGTATTGCGATGTGCCATATTTCTTCGCACTGCTCATCTGATCTACGCCTCTGCCGGTATATCCATTCCTCGCAGCCGCTGAATAATTAGCAGGAAGCAATTTAGAGCTGCCACCGCCAAATCCACCAAGCATGCTCATTAACCCGCCGCCGGCGCCACCAGCGCCACCCGCTGCATTAATATTATACTGAACGGAACTATTCGATATGCCAGGCATAATCATATCAGTAACGCTCATTGCTCTTTTGCCCATTCCCAAACCACCCATTGCAAGAGCACCTAAAGCAGAACGAGGGTCAGATAACGCAGGAGCATTACTTTTCTTCCCGCCGCCGCCCATGCCGTCTATTCCACCGAATATCATACCGAACATATCGCCTAATCCAGTTTTATTGATAAGCATTTCAGCGAATTTATCTGCTAATTTCTTAAGAACGCTATCGCCAATATTCTCAAGCACTTCTTTCCATTTATTGGTGGAATTATTTACCTCGTCCATTTTCTTACGGGCTTCTTCGATCTGACGATTAACTTCATTCCACTTATCTCTCGATGAATTAATAGCGTCAATGTTACCCGTTGATTCAGCTTGAGCAATACCATAAGCCGCTGTATTTGAGTCCTCGCCTAACTTGGAAAGTTCTTTTGCTATTTCAGCTAATTGTTTTTTGCGCTCGTTTTTATTCTTCATCGATAAAGCGTCAAATATGCCAGTTGAAAGCATGCCTTGAACTTCTCTAACTTGTTCATTTATTCTCTGCTTTTTCTTAAGGTCAAGCTGTCTATCAATAAGGCCAAGCATTTGTTCTTCTTTGTTTATCTTAAGGTCAAGCAATTGAACTTCTTCTGTTGACATTGCAATAGATAATGCTTCTGCTTCATTTTTACCATTCTGCATTGCAACTATCTTCTGAGTTTCAATCGCAATCATTCGCTGTGCTTCAAGCTCAACTAAAGCAGATTTAATCTTCCATTCCATGTAGCTCTTTTCGTCTGATCTGGAAGCACTATATAAAGCAGCATATTCCATGTCATAGATTTCTGATTTGATAGACAATTCAGTTCTAAGACGTTCCATGCCTACACGATTATCGCTTTCCCATTTCTCAAATGCAGCTATTTCTTCTGCCTGTTTTCGATATTTGCTCTGTAAGTTTATCTTCTCTTGTAATACTGCTATTTCTTCTTTAAACTTCTTAACTTCATCAGGTTTAAGATTCTTTTCTTCTGAGGCAAGAGCAGCTTTCTTAGCTTGCATTTCAGATTCATATTTAGCCGTTTCAGCGTCATATTTGAGCAGATATTTATCGGGCATTTTGCCTTCCCAATACGAAGACATCTGCTGCTGTTTTTGAAGGTCTGCTTCTGCTTTTTTGATACGCTCAAGTGCATTATAATGAGCTGTTGATTCACGGTCACGTTTGGCTGCGCCACCGGAAGGCTCTTTATATTCAAGCGCTTTCTGATTCTTGGCGTATTGTATCTGGTCGGCTATCCCCTTGGCGTCTCCTGGTCCGACAACTTTAGACCCCTTAACCGCCTTAAAATCCTGTGCATATGACTCTTGGGCCATTTTAGATATTTCTGCTTTTTCAGCCGGCGTTTTTGCTTCCTTAAGTCGTTTTGTCCATGCTTCGAAATTTGACTGCGCTGCCTGCGCTGGAGATTGCGTTGGCAGCTCCCCAAATAGCATTTTAGATAGCCAGCCTGGAAGCATTGATCTTAAGAATGCTTCAACTGCCACTTTAATCGTAAAAGATCGCGAAGTTAAATCAAGTAAATGAGCAGATAGCGTGTCTACGCCCTTTGTTGCAGAACTAATTGCCCCATCTAATTGTCCACGAATAGACTCAGATAAAGCATTAATTTTAGCATTATTTTCTCTAATACTATCACTTGCGCCAGTTATTTCATTGCTATATTGTTTCCAGGTCGCAATCATTTCCTTGGCATCAGTTTGGGCAGATTCTGCGGCGATTTTGTTATCATTGTTATTTTCTTTAATCGCAAGATTAATCTTTCTTCGCGCCTCTTCTTCTTCGCTTTGATATTTTAATATCTGTTCTTGTGCGTATGCATACTGTGCGAGATAATCATCCGCAGAAGTCGTTTTAGTTGTCATGCGTTTCTGTCGCATTTCAACTTCAATTTTAGCCATTTCTCTTGCATATTCTAGGTTCTTAACACGAAGCATTGCCTCTGCCTGTAACTCTTCGTTTTTATTTTTAGTAACTTCGGGCTGTAACACTTGAGAGCTAGCCATAATATTTGTTATTTTAGAACTAGTATCATCGGAGCCAAGTAATTGTGTAAATGCAGAGTTCGGTATTTTTCCAATAGACTTAAAAAAATCCTTAGATAATCTTCCTTTCTCAGTTTTTCCAGACATTGCCGCTTGAATATTTCTAAGTCGAATTAGCTCTTCATCGTCTAATTTACCAAGGGCATCTGTAACATCTTTGTCCTGCGCTCTGCCTGTATATTTTTTCTTAGATGCCTCTATTTCATTAATTCTCTCTAATACTGCCCACTCTACGTCAGGATTTGTTGCCATTAGCCCTCTGATAAGCTGTAGGGTCCGAATGACCTCTTTCTCATCCTCAATTGTTTTTCCCACAAACCTTTTTAGCTTAGTGTCAGCTTCTTTAAAAACATTCCCTAAATCAACAATATTAGCAGTTGCGTCTGGTAAGCCAGAAATGCCAGCATTTTTAGTCGCCATAATTTCTTTATTATACTGTAAATCAGACGTTTTTGAATATGCAGGAATAAGAGCGCCCGAAAGCGGGTCTCTCTCCATTTTCATTCCAGCCATTCCAGAAGCGCCAAGACCCTTGGCAATAGAACGAGAAATCTCTAACCTTTGGTCTTCGCTCTTAGCAGCAGAGAGTTCTTTAAATAATTTAATCGCCTCTGCAAGTTTATCATTCATTTCTTTCTGTTTTTCGGCAGCAGACTCAGTCATCGAACTATAAGAGGACCAAGCCATCGCGGCAGCGGCAATTGCCAATCCAATCGGTCCCATTGCCAAGTTCATGGCGCCCCATAACGCTCTCATTGTCCCAGCGGCCCTTGTGCCAGAAACGGCAATCATAGACAATCCGCTCGACATTATAGTCCAATTACGAGCAACCCCTGCCCACATGCCAGTATTCCCAAGCGCCTGCACAAAACCAGAGCCAACAGTTTTTGCTTTGCCCATCGTTAAAAAGAAAACCATCACAGCATTCATAGCATGACCTATTTCTTTTCTAAATGTGCTAAATAGGGATATTGCGCCACTAAATGCTAAAAATCCAGTAGCCGCTCCTGCAATTCCCGCTGATAAGCCAGGGGCCATGCTCGCCAGAGAAGAGAATGCATTTACAAGATTAGTAACTTGTCCAATTAAAGGAAGAAGCACGGCAGTAGACATTTCATACATCAATGTGCTAAATCTCTGAAATGATTTGCTAAACTTTTCCATTTCAGATGCATTTGCTTTTTGAGCATATCCTAAAGAGTTAATTGACCCAGACGTTAATTCTGCTGCTCTGCCCATATTTTCCATTAAGGCTATAAATGCATTAAGTTGTCTTGAGCCGGCCATCTGTTCGCCTATGAATTTCTTCTGAACATCAGTTAATATTGACCATTTCTTTGCTACCGTTTCTAATATCTGAGGAGCGCCCATTATATCGCCACTTATAGGAGATACAAATTGCTGTCCTTTAAATTCTTCCATGCCCTGCAACAGATTAAGTGTTTTCATTCTCTGAGCGCGTTCAATAATCGTCTTTAACGATGTACCTATTACCTCACCGCTTAATTGTGTTTTCTCAGATACAGCAGCGATATAACCGAACAACTGATCTAAACTAACGCCCATTGTCTTAGCCATTGAGCCAGAGCGTTGCATTGCAGAGATAAGCACTTCAGATGATGCAGATGATTTAGCCTGTACTAATGCTAATTTATCTATTAATACAGTTGTATCACTGAATTGATCTTTCCATACATTTGTAGCGGTAGTTAGATAAGTAACAGTTGTTGCGAAATCAGTTGATGCTACATTAACGCCAAGTAGCGCTGAACGAGTCATATCTATGATTTCATTCGCAGCTTTACCTTGCTTAGCAAATTCAGCATATGAACCTAACACTGTATCAATAGGAACGCCAAACTCAGCAGCCATACCATATGCGCTCTGTCTTAATCCACCAATATTAGAGCCTTCGGGCAAGAACTTTTTAAGTTCAAGCATCTGGTCTTGCATCGCAACAGCTTGGCGCATAGCTTCGGTAAATTGTTGTATAGTTGACGTAATCGCGAAGAATGATATATAGTAACGACCAAGGCGCAAGACAGCATCGCCTTGCTTACGCATTATATCGTTAATCCATGTCATTTTATTGCCATATTCATTAAGGCGAGATGTGCCACCAGCGATCTTATTTAAATAAGCCGATGTCGCTTCTAAGGTTTTTTGCTGTTCTGATAGATTTAGGCCAAATGTATTAAAGCCAGCATTCCCGCCAGTGCCAGGAATTTCTTTCTGTATTAATGGCCTTACTTTATTCATCGCCTGTTTAACAGACATGCCCATTTGCTCAACTAAGAATTTGCCATATGCCTGTATGTTTGGGACAACTTGACCACCCGTGCCGAAGTTCTTATCGAGGTAGCCCTGTGGGAGCATTGTTACATCTTTACTTGTATATGTTTTAGGAGATGGAGTTATTCTTTCTGCGCGTTGCCTTGCCATCAAATCCATGGCATATTGATGAGCAGATAACGGAGTTACCCTTTGTCTATCGGCTGCTTCTAATTTTTCTATTTGCTGCCGATATTTACGACTTTCTTTGGCGCTCAATGCTCTTTGCCTTATCTCTGCCTGTGTGTCCTGAAACTCAGAATATAGATGTTCCCCTGATTTTGATATTCGGCTTTTGCCGAGAACTCCCATAGCACTCGTAGTCGATCCAATTGGCTGCTGCTTTCCATTTACTGTCTGAGTTACTTCAACATCGACCCTGGCTTTGGTCTTTTTAGAAGCGACTTTATCCATTGATTTTGATACTTCATCAACAGCATTCTTACTTCTAGTGGCTGATTGTTCGAGAGAAGAAAAGGTTTTAGACATGGCTTGAGGCAATGATTTAACGGCAGATTCAACTTGTTTAATAGCAGAAACCATATCAATGAAAATACTGCTCTTTAAACTGCCTTTCTTACTGAAAGATAGTTCAAGCGCTTTTCCTATTAAACTCGCTTGATTCTTCGCTTCTTCCGTTAGTCTCTTTAAGTCTGCAATAGCCCTTGAAGTGTCCAACTGAGATTTAATGAGTACATCTATAGTTGAAGTATTTTGTCCAGCCATTATCTTCTCTCCCTTTTCTTCATCTCACATCAAAATTTATCTTTAAATTCTTCGGCCTTTCGTTTCATTATAACATCGTCCAAATGTCTATCAAGTTCATAGTCACTATCAATGACCTCTGCACTTGGTTTTTCCTTTGGAGTCATGTCACGCAATTCATAATAAAACTTACACCAACTTAAGAATAGCGTTTTATTTAAATCCCAATCTGAGACGCACCCATCGAACATACTGCCTAAATCTTTACGACTTAGTTCGTACTTTCTTTGCCAGATATACTCGCGGGCAATTGCTCTAAAAAACGCTCACCAACTCCCATCCAGAAGGTAGTGCAATCTCTTACAAGATTAATTACGGCCTCGCCATTGGGATAACTCTCTAATTCATTCTCATTTTTAAATAAAGGCTCAGTCATATTAGCGTCTTTAAACGCGCACATAACTACCTGTTTAACAATCTGTTCATTCTCTATTATCTTCTCGATAGTATGAGTGAACATGCTTTCTCTATCAGTGAATAATTTCATATAATTAAGCGTTGCTTTAGTGTAATGATTGTCTGCATCATCAAATGCAGGGTTATCTATTCTATCTTCGTATTTAAAAGAATACCATTCTTTATACGCTTCCATATATGTTTTTTGCGCTTCGGTGAATATATTCTCGTCGGCTTCTGTCCACATGCCATTGGCTTCAAGTTCTTTGCGCCATGCTCTCATCGTAGGGAACTGTTTCTCTCTTATCATTTTGAGATATTTGAGTGAATATTCTTTATCTAAAATATTCTTTTCCTTTAAGCGAGGAAACCTTACATAAATAGTTACACCGTCAAAAGTAATCTCTTTTGCCCCACTGAATAATATTGCCTTAGTGTCTGATAACTGTTCCATGTCTTTCGCTTCTTGAGTAACGACTTTCAATTCTTCCATTTCATTTCACCCCTAAAATAATAATAGTGACAACAGATTTTACACTGCCGTCACTATCATTATATCGATTTAATTATCGAATGTCAAGGTTATTGTTATTGTTTATACGTCAAGAGCATTTCCGCTGCTGACCCAAGTTATATTGTCAGTCTGAAGAGTCGCTCTCCACTGGCCGGCAGAGTTACCTACACGGGCCGTATCGCCTTCGGTGACAACTTTGCAATTAGAGAGAGTTATCGTTTTAGCAAGCGTAGTAGCGCTAGCAGTATAAGCATCAGTATAAACTTCAATCTGAACGTCGCAATTATCTATGAAGTCTTTAACGTCCATAGAGGTTAGTGCAGCAAATTCACCAGCAGCATTTTTACCCTGTGCTATTGCCATCGTTTTAAGGTCGGCTTGATTGAAGGTCATATCAAACCTTACATTCAGCGGGTAGGTAGTCGGTTTGTCGATATAACGCTGAGTGCCAAGTTCGTATATTTCCTGTCTGCCAAAATCTAACGAGCCGCTTACGCTCTGGCAACGGAGCAATCTTTCTTTTTCGCCAGCAAAGCCATGCTGCCATGCATACACTTTAATACAACCCCTGCGAAGCCCACCACGAGTTCCGGTGTTGGTAGAGGTAAGTTTCGGAAATGCACGAGGAGTATTAACGTAATAAACTATTTCTATTCTATCGCCGGCAAGGAAGGGAGTGCCACTTGCTGCCGTTAAAATGTTTCCGGCCCAAGTGATACCATAGGTATCAACCGATTTAGCTACATTCTTTACTTCTTCTTTATTTAAAAATACCGCCACAAGAGTATTGCCTGTCGCAATCGCGTTGGTCGTTGCAGTAGCAGTCGTAGCGAATGTTGCAAAGTCAATATCTATGTCTTTTTTAGTGCCAAGATACCATACTTTATGGTCGCCAGAAAAGCGATAGCTTTCTTTTGCAAGACCGCCAACTTCATATGAGAACTCTATCGAGTCAAGATAGGCGCCCTGCATATGGCAGCTTCTGGTTAATACGGTCGTATTCGGTTCGCTTACTTTGAATACAAATGACGGGCATCTCTGATGGTCGAGATCAAACGTGGGATCAGCCATTGTAACTGTTTCGGTTACAGCAACAGAGGTAGTCGTTATTACAACGACAACTTCACTACCAGCGAGAGGAGTTCCGCCAGTGCAAGTCAAAACGGCAGTTGCAGCAGTGCTAAGAGTGGCAGCAGTAAATCCGCCAGTAACCGCTTCGAGTCTATCAAACTGTTTTACTCCATCTACATACACTTGGTCTACGGTATAAATGGCAGGGTCATTATCTAACGCAGTAGTTACCACGCCTAATACGGCAGTAGAGGTGTCTGCTACAACAGCATGATAATGAATATCTATTACATCATGAAGCGTAGGGGTAACTCCGCCAGTGAGAACCATAACCGAATTAGTAGCGGTTTGGTCTAATTCAGCGGCGGTAAATCCACTGGTAACGGGGGTTAATCTATCGTATTGTTTTACGCCATTGACATAAACACGGTCGATAAGATATCCAGCGGGGTCATTGTCTATATTCGTGGTCTGTGTTAACGAAGCCGCTGCGTCTATTCTGTCTACTAAGCCTGGTTTATAATATGTTCCCATATAAATACCAGTAGCGTCACGATTCACGCCTACAAGTTGCGTACCTGATTTAAGCATTACTAAGTTGGCCATCGAGCCAACATCATTGGTTTCTATTGATATGGATACTTTAGGCAAATCTTCCAGTTTTTCTACATAGCTGGCATTAGCCAATTCTTCTATGTTTTCAACTGCAAGATCTGCGCCAAGGTCAACATTTTGTACTCTCTTTACGATATCATTATTCATGAATATCGCTTGACCCTTACCTTGAATTTGGGTTGTTACACTCATCTTAACACCTCTTTGTTAAATTAGTCTCTGATATACCGAATTGTTCCTGCTAATGTGCTTTGATAGCGCTTCGCATAGTTAGGTTCGGTGGTATTGGTTAGTTTAAGTACCGATTGAGAAAAATCTTCCTCGCTCGTTACTTCCCATTGAGTTGTTATAACCGCCGGCAATGAACTTGGGTCATAAGTCGCATTGACATCGGGTATATCTGCGTTTGTGTTGAAGTCATAAAAATTATGACTACCTATTAAACCATTGAGAACTTGTTCTGCTATATCCATGCTTTCTGCCTTATTAACACAGATTATATCAACTGTAACACTTGCTACATCCCAGAATGAGCCACCTATTTCTATAGGCTCCATCTCGAAATAATCTGCATCAACAACACATACGGGCATCTTATAATTAATATCTTCGACATAATCAGCGGCAAATACGATCTGCTTATCATCATCTGGCATTTCTAATAAATATGTGAAGTCATCTCTGCCTATCACTGTTTCAATAATACGCTTCACTTCAAAACATAAATTTATTATTGCCATTCTTCTTAATTTCATTTTATATCCTTTATGCTAATGATACCCTAATGTCAAACCCAGATGCTCTTAAATAATTTGATAATGTTTTTGCAAATAAATCTTTATACATTTGTCTTAAAACATTGTTTTCTTCATATATTAAATGCATACCTTTTGCTTTCTTCCATTTAGACCTTTTTCTAAAGACATATTCATTGCTTGAGCCTGGAACTGGAATTAACAATGCCGACCTTTGATTTCCAAGAGTTAATTCGCCTTTGTTCTTCCCACTCTTTTTTTGTTTTAATATTGCGTTATTATCAACTACAGAAAAATATTTCTTTTTCTTTTCTTGCCCAGGGCGTATTGTTCCAGAACTAGTACGACCAAATTCAAATATAACTCCCATTCCAAGGTGTCCAGACTTTGAACCATATAGAGGATTCTCTGCAAATATACTTTGTATTTTAATGTCCCTATTTTTTGCTTTAACAACGCCAGCCGGTCGATAATACATCTGTCTAATCTTCATTGTTTGCGTGTTATAAACTTGCATATTAAATGGTCTTGCTCGAACCATTATTGAGTCCTTACCCTCTGGCTTAATATTAAAATATTTAGACGAATTATTCTGCATTTCAGAGCAAACCCCGCCAAGAACATCTAATACTTGTTTCGCTATAGGATTCTTGCTGCCTTTTAGCCGCCTTCTATATTCAGTATAAATCTTGTATGTTACTGCATACATTGCCGCTTCGCTGCCAGCCCTAATTGTTTTCATTAATTTACTCTGTTGGCCCGTTACAGAATGAAACGCATCTCTCATTTTTTTAACAACATTCTTTAATCCACTTAAATCGAGAGAAACAAATTTTCCCATCTGATATTTTCGTAAGAAAGATTCAAATAGCATAAATTTATCGGCCATAATTACACCTTATTCGTTCTTTTAACTTTAACTTCAATTACGAATCTCTCTCCAAGTCCCGTCCACATGGGCATGCCATCTAATATCCATTTCTGCTCATCAAAGTCCATATAGCGCATTACATCAAATACTACCTTACCGCTAAATGTGCCAGAATTAACATAACACTCGCTTTTAAGGAATGATATATTAGCGCTCTGATTATCAAACACTCCGCCTTGCATTGGCTCTCTATCGTGCGTAAATAGGCCAGGATAAAATATATTTCCCTTAATACTCAACTTGCCTGTCGTTGTCAGCATACCTTTGCCTAAGCAATAAGGACATGTATGTCCACCAGAAAATGCAATAGGGCCAGCCGTTTTATATCTATTCGTAGATACTTTATTAACAGAGTCATAATAGCAATTCGGACATTTAGCCTCTTCTTCATTCCAAACGATATCAGCAAGCGTTCCAAGCTGATGTTTGATCGCTGTGATATTAGATTGATATGTTTCTATTATATCATCTGTTAGAAGTTCAGGTTCTACAATTGCCATTAGATTACATCACTTTCACTTACATCAATTGCCCTTGGGCCTAATAATGAATTAATCTTATTAACACATTTCTTATAATCTTTTTCGTTATCTATAATCGAGTTCTCATAACCACCAACTGCTTTAGTTGTGTCAACTTCGTCACGACCAGATTTAACTCTAACCGCCTTTGCAGTTGCCGTCTCTTTGGCTTTAACTAAATAAAATGCTTTTACTTTATAAAATATAGCAAGGCGATATGAACCATTCTCGATGCCGGATAAACTTGGCGTTATTTCAAAACTTGTTTCATCAATAAATTCTAATTCAACGCCAGTGTCATTATAGATGTCATCAAATGTATCACCTATTTTATAGGCAATAGCAGAATCAGTATCAGTGCCAACGGTGGCCTGTCTTTTTATTTTATCTATTATCGTTTGTGTAACTGAATGTATTGCCATGTTCCCTCCGTATATACTTCAATTTAATTATAAGTCAAAAGAGCCGATATGTCAATCTATTTTCTTATAAATAGCGCGTCTCGATTATTCATGTCTTCCTGGATAACCTGAAACCTTTGACCCTCCATCCATTGCCTATATGAGCCATATAAGCAAATGCCATCATATAATTCATGGGTAGATATTTCAGAATGTATAACTTTAACAGTTTTCAAAATATTAGGAGACGCTTCAAGCGTTTCTTTTTCTACGCCTTGCATATCCAGCCACATTATATCAATATTATTTATGTTATTGTCCTGCGCCCATTTGTCTATTGTTGTAAATTGAACTTGTATTTTATCTTCGTCTTTAAATAATATCTGAGGAAAACATTTTAAGTGATCTTTCGGTTTTAACGCAGAACTAGAAGCATCTGCAAAACCAGAGCATACATAAAAATCAGATATATTATTGTGATTATATAACGCTAAATTAAATATTTTAATGTTTTTATATTCCTTAGTTTTTGCTAATAAATTGTTGAATAATCTGGGAACTGGCTCAAACCCATATATCATCGCTTCTGGGAATTTTTTAGCGAAATCAATTGTATCTCTTCCGTCGTGGCATCCAGCCTCTAATATAACTTTTGGATTCGGGCAATAAATTTTAAATAAATCTTTATTCATTTTATCCCTTCTTTGCAACAAATCTATAACCGTAACACAAAATATCGCTTGAGCCTGTGTCCAATGCAGATATCCTTTTTAGTGAATTAGCAACTAATTTAAAATTAGAAATCTCTTCTAATGAAAACGATGTCTTACAATATCCTTGTGCTACCGATTGAAATCTACCAATTTCTTGACACATATAATCAAAGTAATTTCCCTGGGCAGTTACTTCTGTTACTATTAACCCAAAATCTTTTAAAAACTTATTAAAAAAATACTTATTAAATCCAGAATAGAAATGAAACGGGGCATAGTGAGTTAAACTAGCAAACGGAGCTGTAATTATTAAGATGCCATTAGGCTTTAATAATCTTGATAATTCTTTTATAGCTCGTATCGGCTCCGGCAAATGCTCTAACACCTCAATACAAATGATTGCATCGAATGATGCATTTTTTTCGGGTATATTCACGATATCACATAAAATGTTAATTTTTGATTTATCCCATGCCCCGACCTGTAATCCTTTTCCATCTCCAGAACCATCGTATCCATCAAAATCCTGTGATACATAATCGAGATGGTTGCAATACTTTTTATATTTACATTGGCCGGCACCGGCGTCTAAAACCCTATGACCATTCGGTATTTTTTTTATCTGTTCAGACACCCATAATTCTCTTAATCCGTCACTATCCATCAATCTGCCCCCTTTTAATAAATGAAAAGTCTATTTCTTGATGTGCGCTTTCAGGAATAATGCCATATATCTTACTACTATCTATTTGTAATCCCTCTTGCCATTTGGACAACAAGAAATCTTGATGAATATGACCGCAAACATTATTATTTGCAGTTTGCACTCTATTAACAGGTAGGTTCAAGGCGACCGGAAGATTAAAGCATAATCCCTTTCTTGACACGAAATCCTTAAAATATTTTTGCATAGTTGCCTCTAAGGGATTTGGGGCAGTAAACATAATATTATTTAACATTTCTTTAATTTCTTTTGTGCTAAAGATAAATTCATTGACCGATAGCGGATAGTTCCAGTTGCAGTCTCCCTTTGACCATTCCCACGATAATATACCGTTCCCTTCGTCTTTAAACAATGGGAGTTTCTGGTCACATTGTCTGGTGTAGCACTTGGTCAAACAAGTTCCAAGGCGTAATGTAAATATATATTCACTTGGATTAAAATTAAGGCATGTTCTAAAATCGATATCATTTATAAAAACATCGTCATCACAGGCAAAGAACATTTTATCTGTTTTAATGCTATCAAAACATTCTAGCGTATATGGCCTAAATTCACTTATATAATTTTGTTTTATAAACTTAATGGGATATTTCGCCCATATAGATAATAGTTCATTATAGGATTGTTCATGCGCTTCATCGGTCGTTCTATAGATAATATACATATACGGCATAGGCTTTGTTTTTTCAATAATAGATGTTAAAAACAAATGTAGTTGCATCGCTCTATTCATTGAATATACAATAATAGATACATTGTCATTCATATACAATCATCGCTCTTTACGAAGTATTTCATGTTCTTATTTAATTCTTTATACATTTCAGCAATGCGAGAGAAACATGCTTTCATCGTATGTTGCCATTGAGACGAACGAGTGTTTTGTTCTCCAGAATGAGTCCTATACAAATATAATCTCTCAGGGATAGACCCCATTTTAATATTCATTGCTGCCAATCTGAGCCATAACTCATAGTCAGCACCACCAAGCATAGCATTATTATAGTGAACTAAACCATCATAAACAAGTTTAGCATTAAAAATAACGGAAGGATCAATAAAAAAATCAGACGTGGGGGTTTTCATGAATAACATATTAATATCATCGGTATGATTTGCATATTCCCAGGTATTGCTTTTAACCGACCCATCGTCTTTAATTAGAATGCCCCAAGTTCCGCATACACTAATCTTTTTATCTATCATATGATTAATCTGGCGCTCTATCTTGTCTTCGTGCCACATGTCATCTGCATCAATTCTTGCAATGTAATCATATCTACAATTCCATGATAGTCCTATTACATGGTTAATAATATAATTTAACCCACCAGACAGCCCGCGCCGAGTATTATCTTTCAAGATAATAATGCGTGAATCATCTGGTGGGATATAACCATTGTCAGCGCCGTCAAACCAAACAAATAACTTTAAATCGTGACTTGTCTTTTGATTTAATACAGACATAATCGCATCATCTAACCACTTAGAATTTGGGTTATATGCTGGCAAAATAACGGCAACCTTCATGTTATTATTTCCTTCCTTTTTTCGATTTAGCAAAACGCTTAACTTGTTCTTCTTGTTTTGCTTCTTCTTTCGTCTCTATTTTTGCTTCTTCTTTTATTTCTTCTGAAATAACAATAGGTTGTTCGACAAAATCTGACTCTATTTTTAATTCCGGTTCAACTATCGGAATCGGCTCTATATAAACATAGTGATTCGTGGGTTCAGCGATAGGCTCTTCTACCACAACTGGAGCAACGACAGGCGATATAACTTCTTCTGCTATTGATATCTCTTTTATTGTAGGAATTTCTACGATCTGAACCGGAACTGGTTTCAGTGCCGGCTTAAAAACATTTAACGGCTCAATCACTAAGCACATATGATTGCCAATAGTAATTGTAGAGTTAATCATATAATTGCCTAACTGCAATAAGACATTATTAGTAACGGCAATCTTTTTTGCAAGGGTTAGCCTATCTTGTATAAAATCTACCGGCGCATTTATAAATATAAGCATATCAAGTTTGCCACGATAATCATTTAATTCGCGCATAAACTTTATATGAACGTCGGTTCCCTTTGTAGTCCTCTGAATGTCGCGCTCATATTCTTCTTTGACAAAAGCAAATACATTATCGTATGGTAAATTTCGCCTTGATTCTATTATATTATCAATATTATCTTTAAATGTTACAATTCCTATGTTTTGCATTAATTCACCTTCCATTTTATCTTTGTTTCTCTATTATAGCAACTACATCTTCCCAAGTCAACCCTTTTAAATACTGTTTGCAATCTATATCTGTTCCTGCTTGCCAATTACTATATGTCTCTCTCAAGCAAGTTTTGATATGACTTATATTAGGTTCAAAATATCTAAATACAGTGCCTTCTGCTCCGCCACCGTCAGGGAAATGATGTCTCCCACTTTTCTTATTCGTCCAGCTCATAGTACCGCCCACCCAGAAAGGGTAGTCCTCTTTGATATAATCAAGTGGTCCATGATATTCAGATATGATAATCGGCACATTACATGCCAACGACTCTAATCCTATCATCCCAAATCCATCTCCACGATGAGGAGACATTATTAGATTACATGACCTATAAAAGTCTGCCATTTCCTGCACGTTACAGTTCTTCTCATAGTAAAATATCTTTAGTTGCTTCTCAGGATATTTATTCATAATTTTAAGAAGAAATGGGTAATACATCCCATGCTTATCACTGGGGGATTTTCTTTCAATTGTTTGAAGCCATAACTCAACTGTATCTTCAGCGATAAACTCATCAATAAATGCATCAATGGCTAAATCAGCGCCCTTGAAATCGCATATCGCGTTGCACATTCCTACTTTAAATACTTTGTTATTATTCGGTTTAGGATAGAACAAAGTTTTTTCATATCCATGAGGCACGACAACAATAGGCTTATCGCATAAGCGAGTTGCTTTTATTGAATCAGCGTTAGCTTGAGATGGCGTCCATACTTCATCGTATTTATTACATTCTTTGGCCCATTCTTCGGGATAGTTCGCATGTGACCATACGGTATAAAATATATGTTTCTTTGCTTTTATTTTATCATCTCTGCGATTAAATATAGAGCCTACAGGAAAGTATATCGCCATATCATACTCATCGGAATATAGATTCTCTACATATATTCCTTTCATAACTTCTGCCGCATCGCTTAGATGAGGCATATATTTCTTACACTGTTCTTCTATAGATACCGTTTTAGTCTCCATGGCATTTACATGGACGGTATGGCCTTTTTTAATAAGATGATATATTAAGTGCGTATTAACATTGCTATATGAGAAATGGCCAAATATAAGGCCAGTAAGGGCAATTTTCATTTTATAACCCCGCTTCCTTTAAATCATGATCTACCATTTCTTTAATTAATTCATTAAAAGAAATCTTAGGTGTCCATCCGAGAACAGTTCTTGCCTTTGTAGCATCGCCAATAAGCAAATCTACCTCTGCCGGTCGTGTTAAATTACTATCAAATTTGACATAATCTTCAACTTTAAGCCCAGCGTATTCAAATGCTTTATGTAAAAATTCATTAACGCTATGTGTTTCTCCAGTCGCTAAAACGTAATCGTCAGGCTTGTCCTGCTGCAACATTAAGTACATTCCAAGGATATAATCGAGTGAATGCCCCCAGTCTCTTTTAGAATCTAAATTTCCAAGGAGCAGTTCTTTTTGCTTGCCGAGCTTTATATTTGCAATTGCTTTTGTTATTTTACGAGTTACAAACTCTTCGGAACGCCTGGGACTACTGTGGTTAAACAGGATTCCATTACAGATAAACATGCCATATGACTCTCTATAATTGACACACATCCAGTACGCGTACATCTTCGCAACCCCATATGGACTACGAGGGTAAAATGGAGTTTTCTCTGTCTGCGGAACTTGCTGAACTTTCCCAAACATCTCCGAAGATGACGCTTGATATATTCTTATTTTAGGGTTATGTTGCCTCGCTGCCTCTAATAATCTTGTTACGCCAACGCCAGTTACGTCTGCTGTAAATTCTGGCATGTCAAAGCTAACTCTAACATGGCTCTGCCCCGCTAGGTTATAAATTTCATCAGGGTCAGATTCCCTAATCGCGGCATGTAATGATGGCGTATCTGACAAGTCTCCATTTAAAATTACAAAGTTTTCATTATCTAGTAAATGCTTAATGCGATTAACATTAGTTGCTGAACTTGAGCGCCTAACTAACCCAAATACTTTATATCCTTTTTCTAATAATAATTCGGCTAAATAACTTCCGTCCTGGCCTGTACAACCAGTAATTAAAGCTCTTTTCATCCCTGTGCCACCGCCTTTATTAAGTTCATAGTTTCGTTTATCTTTTCACCTTTTAAATCAAACTGGTCTTTAAACATTTTAGCGCCTATCTCCCATTTATCTCTCTGCTGATTGACTACCATGTTCATCATCTTAAAAGATAAATCTTTTGCATCTGTATCAATCCACATCATATTTCCATTGTAATGAGGATTATGCGGGAACCTCCACGCAGGAATTAATGTTGACTTAACGGTTACAGCTAAATTATCGTTTATATAGTCGATTTGACCGCCACGGCTAGGGCATATAATAGGTAGACCATGTGACATCGCCTCTAAATAAGGAATGCCACAGCCTTCACCTCTGGATGGCAATACAAACGCATCAGCAAACTTATATAAATGCCAGACTTCTCTTATGTCCATAATGTCGTTAATAAGCATTACAGGACACTTGCCGGCAGTGCGATGTCTCTCTGCATTAATTTGCGCCAAGATAGATGAAGTTGATTCCACCTGAGAAAAGCAACATGTTTTAATAACAAGCGATATATCCTCGTAATCAGCAAATACATCATAGAATGATTTAAGCAGAATATCCCAACCTTTGCGTGGGGTCCACTCTGAATTAGCAAAGAATACAAAGCTGGATTTTTCTCTAAGTTTAATTAATTCTTGCAGCGTATCATTATTCGTAAATCTTGATGATTCAACGATCTGCTTCGTATCAACCGGCATTGCAATTGCCCTAACAGGAACTCTTACACCAGAATGTATAAACGCAGCCTGACTATAATAACTTGTAGTCCATACCTCATCTGCTTCATTACATTTAGCGACCCAATCGGGCGCCACGCTATCCGTCTCCGCGAATGTCATCAGTATATTTTTCTTGGTGCCAAGTCTTTTAAAACAGGGCGGAACTACATTCTGCACTATAATGTCATACTCATATCCTTCTGCTGCTTCCCACTGTTGCATTATATCTTTTTCTGGATAATCTTTATGCCCAAGCGTTAAGAACTTAGTTGTCATTCCATTAGCATTAAGCGCCTTTATAAACTCACGAGAGTTACGCGCATATCCTGACTGCTCATGTATTCCATAAAGCCATAAAACATTCATTATTCTACCACCTGGACTTTCTTGTTTTTACCCACACACTCTTTAATTACATCCGCGAACTGAGGGGCTATATTATCCCAATCCAACGCTTTAGCAGCGTTAAATGCCATATCATAAATGCCTTTGTTATATTCATCCGCGTCCTGTTCCATTACACAATTATAATATGTATCTGCAAGCGCCTGTGCTAATACTTTGCAATTCGGCGTAAATCTTATCTGTTCCATATCCATGCCAAACCATGTAGGAGGCTGGCCATCCGTGGGAACCAATACCATAGGGAATGTCTTACTTAACTCATGCTGAACTGAATTATCCATTGCAATTGTAGGCTTACCACAGGCCGCTGCGTTAATCGTGGGAAGGCCATAGCCCTCGCCAATTGATATTAAACAGTTAACATCCATCATGTTATAAATCAGGTTCATTTCTTCATCGGGCAAGCCAAATGCTGAGTTTGTCTGAATTATAACAATATCGTTATCTTTGGCGCCGGCTACCTTAGCCATATTCTCTAAGTTAAACTGGCCTCGCGCATGCGTAGGACATAAAACAAGAATAGGTTCTCTTGTGAATTTAATTCCACTTTTATATTTGAATATCGTAAATGCCTGTATCAGTTCGGGATATCTTTTACGTTCGAAATTCTTCGCTACCATCCCAAATATGAAAGCGTCTTCATTCTGGTCTCCAAGCATATATTTCTTATAGTGTTTAATTATGTCCTTTTCCACGGGTTTAAAAATCTTTGTATTAACGCCATAGCTTATAACTTTACATTTAAGACTTGGCATTATTTTATTGATTTCTTGCTTCTGCCATTCCGTAGGGAATATAACAGCGTCCATATGATTAAGGGCATCTCTCCACCTTGCTATAGGAGTACCATCAAATGTTATGTAGCCTATCCATGAACATGTGTCTAATCTTGCGCCAAGTATCTTCTGATACAACGGCATAACATGGCCATCGTTAAGTGTAAATAATATATCAGGCTTAACCTTATCAAATACCTCTGCAATCTCCCCTAATGCATATGTAGTTTTACATTCATAAATAGGAAAATAAATAGGATAAACAGGGTCAGGGCATTCGCGATTAACAGCAAGAACATGGAACTCGAAATCATCCCCGCCAACAAGCCTATGCAATATATTCTTATTTACTTCTGCAAATCCCGTAGGGCAATTATAATCTCCAACCCATAATACCTTAATCCTTTTTGTCCCCATCGCCATTCCCCTCCTCTTTTTTCTCCGGTTCTTTGACTTCTTCTTTCTTCAGCGCCGGCTGGATTGTCTCACAAAATTTATCATACGATGGAAACATTTCTTGGAACTTTTTATTTGTTTTAGTAGTATTATCATATTTGTCTTTTATAAACAGATCTTCTTTCACCCATTCCCCGCTCATAACGCCCTCCTATCTGACTTTTGCTGCCTTTAAAAGTTCTTCTACTTTCTTAATTGTGCTATGTAATTTCTTGTATTTGTCTTCCTGCACGAGTGAATAAATACGTTTAAGGAAGGTTCTCTTTTTAATCTCTGCTACTTTATTAAGGAACTCAACATCATCAAGCGCCATGAGATTTTCTAAATCATCATTATTTGATAAGTCAAGTGCATCAGCAGACTTTACACTTACCGCCGTTAATTCTTTTAATCTCTTGTCATCGATCTGCACCATTGTGCCATCCATCATGATTGAGCGGTTCTGATTGCTTACAACTTCAATATCGGTAAGTTCAATGAAATCGCCAGGTTTCAGCGTAATATCCCTGCCGTCTGATTTCGAGAAACCAACCATATCGTTCTCAGATGCCTTCGGGTTAAACATATACCATTTCTTCTGTGATTTAGTTAAATTAGGGTTCATGTCTTGATAGAGTTTCATGTATCTTGTCTCCTTCATAATATTCATTTTATACTATTATCTTATCAAACCTTTTATTGAATGTCAAGTCATATTTATATAATTCCAATAAAAATAGCCCTATGAGTCGAAACCCATAGAGCTATCGGGTGAAATTAGCGATGTTTAGTCGCTATCGGGGAAATTACGATATATTGTATACGCCGACTTTCTTTTCATCAACGATTATCGCTGCATAGTCGAAGAACGTATTTTTAACTTCTGCGCCTAAAAGGACCTCCTGGCCGGACATAGTCTGAACGGGATTTTCACCATCGTAGCCAGCTTTTTCACCAAGGAGTATAAGCTGATCGGCAGGAATTTGAGCCGTTTCAAATTTGGCACCAGCGGCGTCAACTATGGTCGTTCTATAGTCTTTGAGACCGATAAGTTTCGCGCCACGATACTGACCGAATACGCCCATTTCGATTTCGCGAAGGGTTGCTTCCGACCAGCCAGAGAAACCCATAATCTGAGTGATTAAGGATTCGCGACCGATTATCGTGTTAACCGAACCCGATACATCCTGCATGGTAGCCATGATGGCGTCGAGATTGGTTTTGTTAACGGTAGCTGCCGATATGTATATCGGGTCGCCAGTGGTTATCGTAGCTTTTACGAGTTCCCAGATATATTTGAATTTGCGCAGACCAAGTTTGAAACGAATTTCAGCAGCGTCTTCCAGAAGTTTTACAACATTCTGAGTGCGAACTGCGTTAACGTCGATTTTGGATGCGAACGAAAAACGATTCAGTTTGGTCGATACGCGATCAATATACGCCTGAGACAGAATTGCCGAGGAGCCTATTTCATGCATATACGCGATTCCGCCGTAGCCGAGTTCTACGTCGAGGATGTCGCCATTGACCGTGCCAGGATTAAACAGTAAGGAGCTGAGGTCTAACAGCGAGGGATTTGATTCGATATAGTCGTTAACTACGAACGTGCCGGCTTTAACTAACTCATCGTGCGATGCGTCTTTTGCATCTTTTAAAACTTCTTTGTAAGATGCTACTATGGTTTCGATGCTTTCTTTATCTTTTTTGGTTAAATAATTGGTTCTCATTCTATTCACTCACTTTCATTTTATTCGTTAATTAGATCATGAAGTCAACGTCTGCTACGAGGATACCAGAATTGGTATTGCCCACGAAGGAAACGAAACGCATAAAGGTCGTAGTATTAGCGGCAGACGAGCCAACTTTTGCTACTTTACCAGAATTGGTTATGCCAAGGTAAGCGCCAACGGTTTCGGTTGCGAAGTTGTCCGTAGGCAGATTTAAATTCGGGGTGCTAAATTCTACGCGACATGCGTTAGAAAGACGAACCTGGTCGCCAGCGGCGATTACATTCGAGAAACCAGCATACTGGCAAGAAAATTCAGGGTTTTTGACAGCTAAAAATCTAGCGGTTGCTGCGGTGCTAGCATCAGTCGGAGTTGCGGCCTCGCCATCGGAATTGATGTATACGAAATCGCCAGATATCATAGCGGCATGTGCTACTGCGTATTTTTCATTTTTCGGTTCATTTAAAAGTCTCATTACTCTCACTCACTTTCAATTATTTTACTTTGATATTTTATCGATAGCTTTCTTGCTAACGGTTCTGAATTTCTCAGAGAACGACATTTTTTCGCTTAAGTCCATCTCAGAGGCGCCACCAGTATTAGCAACGATAGTCGCTAATTCCTCTTGGCCTTTCTGAATGTCTACTTTTTTACTTTCAATAACTTTTTTCTGTTCAGCAACGGCAACTTCGGAGAACGTAGCGAGCATAGTCTCGAACCCTTCTTCGTTAACAGAAACGGCCATAGCTATTGCTTTTTCGCTAGTCACTCCGGCTTTAGCCAACTCTTCTTTTCTACGATTAACTTCAGCTTCTTTTCTTATAGAGGCTTGTACGAGTTCTTTTTCTGTTTTTTCAACATAGGCGCTACATTCGCTTATGATTTTTTCCGTTTCAAAAGTATCGCATTTTGCAGAAACAGATTCTAATTTTGCCTCTAATTCAGCGGTTTTAGCATTAGCAGCAGTAACAGATTCTACAGACGCTGCGTTTGCCGATTTAAGTTCGTCAAGAACAATCGGATCAATGACAACTTTATCGTCAAGCAGTTTTGTATTTTCTGCTATCTTAGCTAATATTGCTTCAAAGTCTTTCATTTTATCACCTATCTTATTTTAGATTTAATTAATTTATTCAGTTCTTCAACTGCCTGTGCTAAACGCACAACCTCTGTTTTGCTGGCCGCGATTAATGCTTTGCTTTCTCCGAATGCCGGCTTATCTGTGACGCCCTCGCCAATAGGAATAAAGTTGGTCATTATTCTGCTTACTTGTGACCCAGGCTCGAAACGAGCCTTCAAGTGAGAACAATAATGATCTTTTTTCATATTAACTAAAGCAGGGTATTCGTTGCCACATTCTGAACAAGCTACCTTTGCTACTATTATTTCAAAACTAAATTTTAAATTTCTTCTTTTATACCTATTTTTTACTTCTTCTACAAAGCCAGCACATTCTGGTCTAGCTTCCCAAAACCGAGTATTTAAAAGCATAATATTAGTCGGATAGTGGACTGTCGCGTTAATTACTGATCCGATTAGTATCTCCATATCGTGCTTCCAAGTACACCCTTGCCCAACCACGGATTTTAAATAATAATCAATTTTATCCATAGGAACAAGGTCTTTATTTTGATTCCGTTCTCCAAACTTTAATAAAGAGTGACCAACAGTAAAAGAACCGACAACTGGACTAAACCCATAATTCACTTGGGTTAACATCTCGTCCATAGTTGAATTTGCACTTGTATCGGTCGATAATGAATTGAAAATATTTGCATTGCATAGCTCTTCTATCTCATCATCTTTCATGTCAAGAAGCATGCTTTTCATAGCTTCGCTAACTGAAGCGTCTGATTCCTCAAGTATCTCTTTTATGTCTTCTCTCTTTTTGCCCTTCGCCCATTCTTTGCATTTAGCTTTAGTTTCTTCTCTTTTACATTTTGCTTCATCTATATAATGGGTTTCAAGGCCATCAGCAATCGTAACTTCATAATTTTCAAAATCTATCTTCATTATCTTACCTCTACTTCATGAGCAATCGTGTTCTGTAAATACTTAATATACAAATCATCAACTAATTTCTTAGTCATATCTTTGGCTTTATCTGTATTAACACTGCCTTTAATAACATCTTGCTGTAAGTCAATCGAGAACTCATTACACTGTGCCATTGCTACTTCAAAAAATTCTTTGGGGCTATCTATTTCATCTGCTATTTTATTACAGAAAAGATTTGTAATTTGACATGCAGTAATTAGAGGTAATTCAAGTTTCTTCTGTAAATCGCTTTGTGCTTCTATACCATTAAGCATTGCTGTCACTAAATCTTCAGAAATCTCCATAATGCTGGCTTTAACATTAAGTTTTCGTTTCTGGCTATCATTCTGCTTCTGCACTTTATCTTTAGGATTACTTGGATCTGTCGCTTTAGGTCTGCCATTTCCACCATTTTTAGTTGTCTGTGCAGGAGCGCCATTTAATCCGCCCTGACCTTGGAACGGAACCGAAGGAGGAGTGCCAAATTTATAATCTGGATTTTCTTCCTGTTCTTTTCTTTCTTTATTAACCAGAGTCTGTTCCAATTTGGAAGATACTCCAAGTTTCAATGCAGAGCTTGTATCTGACAATATACCACGATCTCTCATGTTGTCTACTTTGCTTATCAGAACTGCGTCATTATCAAGATTAACGGCGGAGAATCTATATTCAACCATATTGACTTCTAAATTATTTAATTCAGCGATCTTATAAGTTAAATATTTCCACCAATCGCCAATCGTATTCTGGCAATCTTCAAGGTTAGTCTTAAACGGCTTTACAGAATAATCTGCGCCATTAGTGCCACCCTGTAATTGCCCATTAACAAGGAACATCGGACAACCAAGCGCCTCTGCTATGTCTTTGTCTTTGCTATGATACTTCTCATCATATTTAAGTATCTCACCATTAGGGCCAGCTTGTATCATCTTCACCTGACCGCCCCATGTCATATAACGAGCCTGTCCTGGACGACCATCTAACATATTTGCAAATGCATTAACTACTTGTGTATCTGCTACTAAGCCGGCTTTATCATCGTAAAGCGAAAATATTGTTATCAAAGAAATTAATCCCTGGGTTGTAAATTCATCTAATTGTTTAATTCTTTCTTTAGCTGCTAATGCTGCGAACGCTCTTGTTAAGAAGGGGACTCCCCAAAAGAAATATTGTCTACCTCTTCTTGTCAATCTATGCATATTATTCCTACGAATAACCTGTTCACCATTGGCGTTCTTGCTTATATTTGAATTACCTAAATAATTATTATATCCATTTCTATAAATAACTTGTTCGCCCATTAAATCTTTCGTAGGTCTTATCGAGATCGACAATGGATTCAATGGCATTATATTCATCGGCAAGTAATATTCTTTCCCTTTAACTTTACGGGTTTCCCAATATTCATAAGGGAATATATTGCCATCAAGTAACAAACTTAAAAACATTTCCTCATGCAACTGTCTGCGGCCCATCATTGTTCTTGGATTGTCATAATTAACAAAATCCATGATATGTGCCATTATCTTATTGAGTTCTTCATTATCTGTTTCAATCTCCATAATAGTATTTGCCATGATAACTTGCAAATCTACCACGGTTGAAGCAACGCCACCCATAAGATATAATTTATTAGAGAGCAATATACAGTCGCGAATAATAGGCTCAGAAAATGTTCCTTGTGTAATTGATACATTGAAATCATTCAAAGTATTCAAATAACTAATAGACGGAGTGATAGTTATGTCCGTAACTCTTCCAATTACAGTTTCGATATCGCCATTAGGAGTTACATTTTTTATTCTAACTGTCTTTGACATTTTTCCTCCGTCCACACATAATAAAACATTGTTACAAATCTAAGAATGTCCTATCTATATTGTAATTTAATAGATAGGACATGTCAAGAACTATTTTAAAATATTTTATTTTATCTCCAAGCCCCACCTGGAATATTTGAGCGTTGTGTCACATTAAGATGGTCTAGCCTCCATTTCCAATACATTGCGCCGGCGTACAAGAAAGATGAATATCTATCTTTCTGCCCCGATCTAACAAAGAATTTTAAATAATTACTCGTTGCCTCTGTTTCAACAGATGTCAACTGTGTCTTTAATACATGTAAATCTCTATACAACTTATCAATATCTGCCTCTGGTCTTTTCTCATATTGTGGGATACGATTGTCTCTATCATAATCAAAATGTCCATGTGTTGTAAATGGAACTATAATAGTTCTACGTTGTAACATATTTTTTAATGACTCATTATGTATCGTGTTGAACTCATCAGTTGGTGACAACAGCCGTAACATATCTTGATAAGGGGTACAACTTGTAGGGTCAAGGAATGGAGCATTATCTGGATCGGTGGGGTCTATTATAGGAATATGACTAAAATTACTCGATCTTAAATTATCTCTTATCGGAATACCGCCACCTCTCGCGTCCATGCCTATGAGTGTTGTGCGCGGGAACCTTTTAAGATAATCAAGTATTATATTTGTAGCTCCACCATAATCTATATTTCTAACGCCAATACAATGAACCAATTGTGCATGATCTTCTAATAGTTCTAATATCGTCAAAGCAAATTCAGCATTTTTATTCTGTGTTTTCTGGCCCTTAGCGCTTCCGTAAAAAGGGTCAATGCCCATAAAGCAAATCCCACTTGATTCAAACTTAAGGCATGCCATCGAGTCATTGCCATTAGCCAATTTATAACTATCATAAACAAGAATAGGTGGATAGAACTTGCCCTCTGATGCCACAGGGATATTTTTCTGTTCTGCAAGCCAATGTTCATAGCTTACATTTTCTTCTTTTAATGGCGCTATTATTTCGCCCAAATCCATTCCATAATAAACCTTATAAATTACTATGGGAACATTCGGGTCAATGCTCTGTTCGCCTATATAACTATCTTCAAAATCAAAAAAGATAACAGCATATTCGTCATTTCCGTCGAGCATTTGCTGTTGATACTCTTTAATAAGCTGGAAGTAATAAGTGAAATCATATGAAATAGTTCCAGACAATAGCAAGAAGTTTTTCTCTTTTCTTCTATCTCTAAAGCCAGGAACAGGGCAATATGCAGTTCGTCTATCAAAATTCATCGGGTCGTACAATACGTTAAGGAAAGGACGCAATACCTTATCCATGCAATCGCGTTCTATATCATTAGCTTCGCCAACCGTCAACTGATTAGCACGGAATCCACGATTACCGCCCTTGATAGCTAAGCCTCTACTTATACCCTTGGCCATCTTCATTGACCAGTTAGAGGGCTGTCGCGTTAATACCTTATCAACTCTTGGCAGTAATTTTCTTGCATAATTCTTTTCGCTCTGTCCTAATACTTCACTCTTAACGATAGATTCAATATAGTCAAAAGTCTGTTCGGTCTGTTTAAATGAACCGCCGGCTGTTGATTGTATTTTATATGAAGGATATAACATTTCTAAAAGCGAAATCAGTACGGCTTCCGTAAAGGTCTTAGCCATACCGCGAGAGAATTGCCATATACATCTTGGGGTCTGCCATGCCGTATTGATTGCTATACGTTGATGAGGCGCTAACCTCAAACCTAACATCATACGCGCAGCCATATGTGGATATGTTCTAAAAAACCATATCATACGAAGGTATCGTTTTTTAGTGGCCCAATCTGTTTTAACTGAATGATTTTTAAATTGACTTAGTATTGCCATTTAAGGCGGGGCCGAAACCCCGCCATTCACATCCTATTTATTTTTTCATTCCGATCATATTAACAGCGCTCTCAGCACCATCGCCGTAGTCAGCTTCTAATATAAGAGCAATCGGGCCTTGTCTAAGTTTTATTTCATTAGCCGACATACTCTCAAGGGAAGATTTTAGTTTAACATCAGAGTATTTACCTTTAAACTCTCCGCTAACTTTAGCTGCTGTTCTTATTGTTCCATGGCTCTGCGACATTGACGTAGCTTTCATAACCAACTTGTCATCGCCGTCATTATCAAGCTCAATCCAACAGAACTCGCCATTGCCAGTTAAGGGCAGTATCGACTTCACGTCAGCGTTAATCGAAACGCTAGGAACTATTGCGATATTCTTCGTTTCCATCTGTTTTTCCATTATGCTATCAAACGGAAGAAATGCAGAGGCCGATGTTCTTATTATATATGAAGCGTTATCAAAACGCAAGCATGTATAATCGCTAAATATCGACATAATAATATTCTTTTCATGCGGTTTGTATTTCGCGATTTTAAGTAATATCTTCGGAGGAAGGATAAACTCAACAGCTTCTCCACTCCAACCATTGTTTATCGAATATTTAGATATTGCTTCCTTGCAAGTAGTATAGCATGTTAAAACGCCATCTCCGCCCCTAAAATAGAACCAACAGAACTCTATGTGTTCTTTCTTCGGTAATGACCAGGCGGTGGCGTTAATCATCCTCTGGAATGCATCTACGTCGTATTCGGTTTCCTCTAATACTTCGTTTCCGGTTATAGCCGGCGTAGCAGGGAAATCATCTGCTTTAAATCCTCTTACTTCATAGTTTTGTTTCGGAGTTGAAAGATAAAGCGTTATCGTTTCGGGGTCATAGCATACTTCGGTCTTAGGCGCCTGTATGCCGTTCAATATCTGGCATAATAAATTAACATTGAACAATGCAGAATATTGAACAGCGTTATCGCCAATCAGTCCAACTGATATGTCAACAAACGCTTCCATATCTGTAGCGTATAAGCGTAACTGTTCTTTTTCGAATGATATCTTTGCATTAAGTAACATCGGTGATGCTGCGGACGTAGGAACAACCTCAGCACATCTTTTTAACTGTCTCAGTAACTCTCCGGTTTTAACCTCAGCTTTGAACATTCGTATCGCTCCTTAATTCGATTTTTTCTTTAATTCTGATTTTTTAAGTTTATCAAGTTTCTTCGTATAGCATTTCTGGCATACATAATTTTTGATGCCAAGCCTTTTGACATTATATTTGTTTTCATTGGTAATATCGAGATTACAGTCCTCGCAAATTATTTTCTTAGCCATTTTCATACTCCTTGCTTTAAAACTTTATTTGACTTGCCTCTTTGTCTAAATCTTCCATCAACCCCTTGTTATCTGCTAATATTTTCCGCGCCTCCTCAACTGATGTGCCTTTTGTTAAATATTTAAATGAATGCTCTGATAATTCTTTTGTCCCCCTAAATTCGCCACGATCATATTTTTGTAATAACATTTCTATCTCTTCAAGAGCAAACAAATTCGATAAATCAATATGGTGTTCTTGTATGTATGCTTCAAACGTATCAGCAAGATCAGCTATGGTATCCTTCGCAACGCCTTCTGCATCTATACGCTGTTCTCTGGATATGCCAAGCGACTTCTGCGCCTTACATAACCCTTCAAACACTTTATCACGAGCATCGCCAGTGAAACGATTATGATGCTTGGCCATGTATTCATCGAAACGAGCCAATTGTATTTCGCGCATAACCACTTCATTTAACAGAGGAGCGTCAGCGCTACTATTAAGATTATACGAATCACGATAGTCTCTTTTGCGCTTAAAATAATAATCACGTTCCTTCACATAGTCAAATGTTTCAGGGTCTTTTATCATTGCCTCCGTATCAGGCTCTAAGCAAAGTATCTTATCTAAATCTTCTTTGGGTATTTCCCTTAAATCACTAAGCTGCTTATCAATTTTAGGAGCGTTCTTTTCGATACGTTCCATTTTGTCTATGTTATCCGTCTGACGATCTAATCTATCCTGTATTGCGTCTCTACCAGCTTGTCCTGCCCAATCTTCATCCGGTCTTGACCTATCATAGCCAAAAGCACGTTTAATAGCAGTATTAAAATCTCTGGGGTGGTCGCCATATTGTTGATAGATATCGAACATCTTTTCGCGAACAAATATCCAAACTATTATATCTGGTTCATTTCTCTTTTTAATATTACGCAGAAACGTATATAAATCTCTGAATATTTTCTCGTAATCTATCTGCGTAGTTTTTGGTATTTTAGACGAATATAAAAATTCATCTAACGTAGCCGGAAATGCACCAGGCCATAACGAAGATAATTCTTTTTTGATCTTACCTAATGAAATGTCAAGAGAAGAAGCCATTAGCTTAACATCTTCCTTTTTAAAATAAGATTTTGCTCTTTGCACTGAGGGCAATGAACAAGAACGCGATCAGTATTATAATCGAAACACATAACATCCGTAGACTGAAATCTTAAATTACATTCTTTGCAGATAATCGGTCTAGGGGCAATATACGTCTGCCTAAGTCCAGTAATATCAATGTTTAACTTTTCTTTGAATAGCCCTGTAATTAACTCTTTAGAAGCAACTTTACTCATTTGCGATATTCTCCATTTTACTTTAATTTATTTTCTAACCAATTGATAAATCTGTAAACATAAACATTAATAACCATTCCAACATAATCAGCAGCAAAATACATAGGGTCACTGCATGTAACTGTACTTGCCATTGCTGTAGCCTTAGCGTCTAACTGTTTATATGTTTGAATCGCTGTTAATAATTTCTGTTTCATATTTATCGCCTCCACGCTTCTTATTTTAGCATACATCAAAATGAATGTCAAGAACTTTTTTAGAATAATTAAAATAATTTTCCTATACACATGATAAGATTAAATTATTATCATAATAACTTTAATCTATTATCTATCTTATATACAGAGATATACAGAGTAAGATAAAATGATAGAGGTAGAGAGGGGGATACTTTCATTATTATTGTTGGGTTTTTTAAAACAGGCCACCATAGCCATTCTTCATTTCAAGTATTTTACAAATAACTTGCCTAAACCCTCTACGCTTTTAATTCATAATAAATTATAAAATAATTTAAAAATAGTTCTTGACATTTGTTAGTTGATGTAGTAAAATAAGAATATAGGAAGGCAAGATAACATTAAAGTTAAAGGAGCAACAAATATGGAAAAGATTTCGGTGACTCGCGGGCTGTCTGAATTAAAAACCATAACCAAACGAATACAGGGAGCAATCACGGGGACTCCATTTTTGGCGATAGCAAGACAAGACGGAGAAAAGACATACGACAACCAGAATAAAAATGAATTTGCATCTAATGTTAAATCATCGTTCGACAGTATATATTCATTAATTGAAAGATGGCATAAAATAAAAATAGCAATTATAAAATCTAATGCCGAAACAATAGTCGATTTTAATGGAGAAAAAATATCTGTATCTGCATGTATCGAAAGAAAGAAAAGCGTTGAAAGCAAGAAACTCCTAAAAAGCACTTTGGTAAGCCAATTGGTAAGTATTGATAAATGTGTTAAAGATGCAAATAAAAAAGTTGAAGAATCTTTGGAAAGAGTATTACAAGCACAGAGCGTTGGCGCTGATAAAAAATCCACAAGTCTCGATGAGTTTATTGGTCTTTATCGTAAAATGAATTGTTTTGATATTTTCGATCCGATGGGTATCAAAACTAAAGTAAAAGAGATAGAAGAAGAAATTACAAAATTTGAATCAGAAATAGATTTTATTTTATCAGAAAGCAACGCCAAGACGTTCATTGAAATTTAAATAATATAAAATATTACATATACGAGAACGGCAACACTTATCCGCCTGGGCCAGCGCATGTCCCAATGCATTCCGTTGAGCAACGGCAAAATGCTCGTTAAAGGTTAAAGATAAATGCTTAAAGATAAAGTTTTAAAGTTTAAGTTTTGTTAGTTAAAGATTAAAAATAAGAGATTAAATTTAGTTAAAATCCTTGAAAAAACTTTATCCTATTGATAAGTCTGAGGCGCTATTCATACAGGGCTGTATATGTAATATTTTATAATATATGAAGGCGTGTAGCCAAACGGTAAGGCAACGGGTTTTGGTCCCGTCATGTAGAGGTTCAAATCCTTTCACGCTTATTTCATGGAGAGCTGTGCGAGTGGCTGATGCAGATTGTCCTGAAAACAATTTAACAGAAATGTTACTGGGGTTCAAATCCCTAGCTCTCCTTTGGAAGAATGTTGGAACTGGTATTCATCACGGACTTAAAATCCGTGGCCCGCAAGGGATTGAGGGTTCGACTCCCTCTTCTTCCATACTTGGGTAAATGGTGCAACTGGCAGACACGCTTGTCTCAAAAACAAGATATTAACGGTTCAAATCCGTTTTTACCCATGCGGAGAGCTGTTGGAACTAGCAGACATCATAGTCTTAGAAACTATGGGGCGAAAGCTCGTGAGAGTGCAAATCTCTCGCTCTCTATTTTAATAAAAATAACTTGGATATCTCGCCTAATGGTATGGCACAACATTGGAAATGTTGCGACCGCAAGGTTGTATAGGTTCAAATCCTGCGATATCCGTACTGGGGGAATCGCCTAATGGTATGGCACATGACTCGAAATCATGCGGCAGAAATGCTGTAAGTGTTCGACCCACTTTTCCTCCGCCAAGGAAGGTTAGACTAATGGCAAGTCACAGGTTTGCTAAACCTGCGTCAGAAATGGCTTGAGTGTTCAAATCACTCACCTTCCGTTAATTAAAATAAACTAAAAGGTAGGTGTGACAATGAATCATAAGATCGATCCTTTACTTAAAATAGACAAACAGTTCTCAACTAAACTTAAGAATGAGGACTATGTTGTATTTGAAAAGATATCCGATGATATGGGCGTTGGCGTGGGAACGCTAACCCGTATGCTCATCATGGAATATCTTCACAAGAAAGCTAAAGAAAATAAAGAATAATTATCATTATCTATTTTTTATTATTATAAGCCTATTCCCGTAGGCTTATTTTATTTTATAGGAAAGTTAAAAATAGTTCTTGACATTCCGATTGTGATATGTTAAAATGAGATTAAGAAGAGTTAAGGAGCGATTATGAAGAAAGAAACCACACCGGATAGCGTTATTGATTTCCTGGGCGGCAGTGAAATGGAAATGCCAGATTATATGCAACTAGCAGAAGTTATGTTCAACGATTACGTTGACAATGCAGCAAAGTATATAAGCGATCACAAAGATTATAACTTCATTAAAATCTATAATGATATTACCGCTGTATCTGATTTATGCGTTGCCACTAAAGCATACGAGATGTTTTCCTTACACCGTGTCAAATTAGTTAAAGATTTAGAGAATGTTCATCTGCTTTCAATCGCAGTTATGGATAGACCAATGGCAGTATTTAGTATATGTATTGAAGCTGTTGCTAATTTAGAGAATCCTATCGAGCAAGCAGCATCAATTGTACTATGGTTCCCTATCATAAAGCATTTTGCTAATAAATCCAAGATATTTTACGACCAGACACATAAAGAGGAAGTGGCTAATGAAGAAAATAAATAATTACTTAGGCAAGGCTAAACTTGGCTACATAGACACAACATGTTCTCATTGTCTATGTAAGTTTAAGATCGTCATTAAAAGCAACCCACATACAATTGAAAAGCACTTCTGGGAAGATTATGAATGCCCTGAGTGCAAGATGGCCGGATTATCTATTTATGCAACAATAGACCCTATCGTGGCGGTGATAAAATGAACACATATGCCGTTTATTTTGATGGACAAGAGGAAACAGCAGTAGAATTAGTTTATGTCGTTTTTCGGTCTCATGCGCACTGGACCACTAGAGCACCACTTGAGTTTGAGAATATTTTCAAAACAAAAGACGCAGCGAATAAATATGTCAAGAGAAGACAAGAGAATAACCCAGAACTATTTTTTATAGTAGAGCGAAAAGAGGTATTAAAATGAAAGTGCATGTAGTAGAATATTATGACAACGAAGATAGATATATAGAAAGTATCCATGAGACCGAAGAATCAGCGCGAAAATCAATCAACGATATGCCAATTAGAGACATATATAAATCTGATTATAGTATCGCAGAACATGAGGTATTAAAATGAAAGTGTATCTCGTGTTTACAAGTTTTTTGGACCATGATTTATATGGAGTATATGCAAATGAAGAATCGGCAAATAGAGTATTAGCAGAATTGTCACAACCCAGCGAAGTCCCAACTGAACCATCAATAGAAGAGTGGGAAATACAAGACCTAATTAGCAAGGAGGCTCAATGATACTCTTAACCTTACAAAATGTTCCATATGCCGTCTTTAACAACCAAATAGAATGTAATAAATGGATTAAAGATAACGATAATCGTATTGTATCATTTGATACATTTGAGATACAACATATCGATACAATGGATGCCACAGTTGATTATTGGATTGATAAACTTGTCAAACTATACGACTTTAAATGGTCAACCAAATATGATATTGACTCCAACCAATACTTCATCAACAACGAAATTAAAATGAAAAGAGATAGCATACAACATCGGCGCTTACTTAAATTCTGGTTAGAAAACGTATACAAAGTTCCTGCATCTATTTGCATAATATTTCATACGGAGGACGATGACAATGAGCAAACAAATTAAAGCTGATCTGGAAATACCCGTTATAAGAGTTGGTCAAATCTACAAGCACTACAAAGGTTCATGTTATGAAGTAATGGCGTTCGCTACACATTCAGAAACAAACGAACCTGTTGTTATTTATCGTCGCGCTGATATGTCAGAACCTAGATTATGGTGCCGGCCACAAAGCATGTGGTTTGAAACCGTTAATGTAGATGGCAAAACTAAATTTAGATTTACTTTGGCTACAATACCAGAAATGGAGAGTTTAAATGCCAATATTTGAATACACTTGCCCCATCTGTAAATCAAAGAAAGAAAAACTTGTTCAATCTAAGTCAGAGCATATCTTCTGTGATAAATGTATATCATCCGAAATGACCAGAGAAGAAGTTTATATAGTCAATGATGTTATACATGGATATTGCTACAAAAATGAAAACATGAAGAATAGAGTTAGAAAGGATTAGCATGAAAGAAGATCACATGTCGCCTAATCACCAGATATACCTTAAGCGCATGTCAAAGCGTCAAAAGATGTCAGAAGCCATTACGGTGTTCTTCGCCCTCTCTATCGCACTCCTAATGAGTTATATGATAATCAAACATGTAGAAAGAATAAATGCCAAACAAGTTGAAGTTAAAGCAATGATACAACTGTTAGAATTTGAACATCGTATTGTAAATAGCAGTGGAATGATTAGAATCAAAGGCATTAAAGAAACAGTTTGGCATGTATTCTCCGATGAAGCAAAAGATGCAGTTAACATCAACGTCCAACATCTTGAAGGCAATAAATATGTTTTGACCTATTCAACTGGATTTGTAGCAACGTACCATACGATGATATTGACCGTGATAAACTCTGCAATAACATTCAGCCCAGAAGAAGTATTTATAGCAACAAATTATATTGATCTAACCAAAGATGATGCTGGCAAATATATTGTTCAAATGGAGACGAAAGAAGCGTTGCTTCATAGAGAATAAGCAAGTATTTATAAAGAAGATTGAAGTAACATTGCCTTTAGTCGATTATGCAATACCAATTACAGCAGAAGATACATTAATTGATTTTGCCCAGGTAGAGATAGAAATATATGAGGAGAATGTATGATACATAAAATAGAATATATAAAAGGTTCAATCTTTGACGCCATTCATGCCGATTATAAGGTATGTCCAGTAAATAAGGTTGGAGTTATGGGCGCTGGATTGGCCAAAGAGTTTAAAAAAAGAATGCCACAATGTGAACTTTTATACTTAATATACCTATCGTTGTTAAAAGAAACTGGATTCATTCTCGGAGATCTAAAAGACGGAGTTATTCATCTGGCCACAAAAGACCATTGGAAACAAGATTCAGAAATCGATTTTATCCAGAATAATTTAAAAAATCTAGTAGAAACTCTAAATCTATCTTTTAATGATAAAATAAGAATTGCATTTCCAAAACTTGGGTGTGGTTGTGGAAAAATTAAATGGGAAGATATTAAGCCAACAATGGAAAAAGAGCTTTACAAGTTAAATGATAATTTTATAATAGAAATATATTTATAAGGAGCAAATATGAACCAAATTATAACTGAATACGAAACTAATGGTGGGATAATCCCACCTCCGCCAATAGTGAAACAAGAAATAATAAAAGAATACCAAGACCTATACAAATGCAAATACTTTATTGAAACAGGCACATGGCACGGTGATATGGTATTAGCTCAGAAAGATAACTTTAAAACCATCATATCAATAGAACTTAGCGAAGTATTAGCAGAAAGAGCTAGGCTACTCTTTCGCCCTTATGGGCATATTCATATTTTAGAAGGCGATAGTGGCAGATTATTATCGCAAGCCATTAATGCCATTAATGGTCAAGCAATATTTTGGCTTGATGGTCATTTCTCTGGCGGCGACACTGCCAAGGGTGATAAAGAATGCCCCATACTCGAAGAAATAGACGCTATCTTTGCCAATAACAAGAAACATATCCTTTTGATAGATGATGCCCGATGTTTCACCGGAAAGAACTCATACCCTTTCTTATCTGACTTAATTGATTACATAAAAAGCAAAGATGCCAAGTATCAAATCGAAGTTAAACATGACATAATAAGATGTGTTAAAGAAAGCACAAAAGCATAACATAATAAAAGAAGCGCCGATCTCTCGGCGCTCTTTTTATTTATCCTTAACTAAAATCCCCTTCACTTATACTATATCCGTCATCGTCTAAATAATCTCTTGAACTTGGACATTCTATTGCATGCTTAAGATTCTTCTTGACCTTATAGCTCGATTCAACCAACTTAATGAAATCTTTTACTGTAACTTCTCTGTCCTCTCCGTCTTTGATTATCCATGATTTAGGCATATTCTTTAAAATATTTTTCCATGTTTCCCATTCGGTTATTGAGTAATAATTAAGGATATGTTCTATAAAATCATTTGCTGCTTTCCCGAATAAATCTAAATATTTAAACCCTTGCACCGAAAAGGCCCAACCCCAAGATTTCTTCCCTAAATGTACTCTTGCATCTTCTTTTTTGCAATGTGGACAAATATCGATATATAAATAGTAGTTAGTTCCCATTTAAAGGCTCCTTTAAATCCATAATTTTTGTATATGTTCTATTGAGTGCATTTTTAATTTAGCATATTGAGCAAAATCTGTTATAGGCGTGAAGAACCCATTGTTATTAAGATATTTAAACATCATGTACATTATTATCGCCAACAAACATTTTAATATTTTATGGGGTGGTTTCATTCATTACTCCTCCCGTTCTGTTTCCTGTTCGCTTACCCATTGTTGTGGATAGTCTAGCTTAGATAACCTTTTATATGCTGATTCTTTTGTTTCATGTAAACTATCGATAAATACGCCTTCATTATCTAAATCTGAATGTAAGACAAGATATATTTTCACTTCTTGATCTCCTTATTTAGTCTGGCAATTTCTTCTTTATACTCAACCATTCTTTTTCCTTTTCTAAGAAGGGCATCTGTTGCTTTATTGTTTTGTTCCTTTAGTCTATCGAGTTCTTTCAATAATGCATCAACTTCAAATCTTTTAGCACGAATAAAGTCATCGTTAATTGATAATTCGTCTCGAAGTCTATCGATTTCCTTGTCTTTTTCTTTATAAAGATTGGCGTTATACTCCTTGTCTTCTTCTACTTTTGCTAAATCTTTCACTAATCCTTGGTTGATTATTGCCATTCTTATCGCCGCAGCAATAACTTCATCCCACTTCTCTGGTACAAATAAAAGATAGAAGTCTCCATCTTCCTTGTCCCATATCTCTTTAGGTTCATTTGCTATTATTATATCAAGGTCTTGGTTATGTAATTGAACTTGTTTCCTTCTGATTTCTGATTTCATATTCACTCCGCTCTGCAATCTCTGCATTCTTGTTTAAGTTCTTCTAATTCATCGCTTAGTCTTTTGTTTTCTGCCATTAATCTGCTTAGTTCATCTTCATATGCTTTATTGTATTGTGGGTTTTCTCGCTGCTTTTTTAGATACTCATCAAAATCAAATACTTTCTGTGGTTCTTTTTTTTTCTTTTTCATTTTTGCTCCTCATCTCGCCCTCTAACGATTACAATAGGATTGATGTTTCCAATAGATTCAACGACCGGAATGCCAAAGAAAAATACACGCTGATTATTAAAGTCATCAATCTCACTACGGTCAAACACTGCTATTCTTTCTGCTTCTTTTTTAAATACTTCCATGGTCTCGCTATTAAGTTCTATTCTTTTTATCTTGGCGCCTGTGCAATCGCCGTTAACGATGATTTCGTGTAGCTTTTGCAAAACATCTATCATCATTTTAATACCATCCCATTTTTGTTTTTATCATTTCCCATATAACTATAAGAACCAGCAATCCCATAATAAATAAAAAAGGAACAAACAAATATGTGTTCATAAACAAATTAAATCGCGCCTGGACATCTGCATCGCGTTGTTGTTCCATTGCTAAAACTTTAGAGTCTTTAATTATAACCGTTTCAGATGTTGTAAAGTTATTACCATACTCTTTTTGTATTCTTTTAATGATACCTTTTTTGATTATTATTGCCTCATCTGTTGTCATGCCAGAAAGAATAACGAATGATTTATCAGTAGTGATTATAGGATTAAGCAAGAGATCATCCCCCATCTCATTGTCTTGTTTTTCTCTTTCTTTTCGAGCATGCTCTGTCGCGTTGTTTACTACGATCATAATTTAATCACATCTCTTTCTGAAACACGGCTTACAATAAAATTTGCCGGCGTCGATCTCTGCGCCACAATCACAGCAATGATGGCCCCTTATGCGCTGTGTTCTTGCTAATTTATTATACTGCTCATCTAAAACATTGTATGCTTGCTTTAACTCAACTAACTCATTTGCCAGCTTGTTATTTTTTCTTTCGGCTTGCTTAAGCTCATCCTTTAAATCATCATTTCTCATTGAAAGATGGAAGGCTCTTGTATTAAGAGAAGTATCTGTTGACAAGTGTTCTTTTATGGCGTTTAATTCTTTATCTAAAACCTTATTGCTCTGCATCAATAATGACACTTTAATCGTTAAATCTTTATTCTCTTTTTCTAACTTCTCATTTCTTTCCAGCCTATCATTTTCGGCATTCATTGCTTGATTCATTTGATAAGTAGATTCTCTTAAGGCTTTAATTGCATTCTCTAAATTATGATTCTCTTTGATAAGATTATTGTACTTAAAGTCTATAATATTATACTTTTTATAAATATCGTTTAGCTCCATATTTCTGGCGAGCAAACAGCCTGCGTGGCTTTGTACCATTTTTAGGTCTCTTTCAAGTTCCTCGATACGCTCTTCTGCATGTTTAATATGTGCGTTACCTAAATCCATCTGTGTTAAAAAATATGCTAACCTTTCATTCATTCTTTTGATTTCTGGTCTCATTTGATTACTCCTTCTTCAACTTGGTCATTACTTCCTTTTGCTATTTTTCATTAACGCTTTCTTGTAACCTATCGTCTCTCATCTGTGAATGAGCCTCTTTTGCTTCATTTAAAGTCAGTGGTCTTCCGCATCTTCGTGACATCGCATCTATAAAAAATAAATCAAGCGCCGTTTCTTTATCTATGTTGAATGTAATCATTTCTGCTCCTTTGTTTCATCTCTACTTCCGCACTTATATGATACGATAATGCGATTGCCACCAGTGCATAAAAATTCATAATACCCAGAATATATTATTTCAATTGTATCTTTTTGACACTCGAAATTTTTACAATATTTACAATCTTTATCATTACATTTAACTGTAGTCATGTTTGCTCCTTACGTTATCCAACTTTGCTTGTGTCTCCCGTTTCGCAATTACCATCTTCATCGAGGCTAATCTCATATGGATACCCGCACTCTTCTCCACAATTCCAAGAGCAATGATAATTTTTGCATCTCATAATATCGCTCCTTACATTAATTTTAATATTGCCTTTTCTGCCTTCTCAACGATCTTAAAGAATTTATCTGCAATGGCCCCTTCACAACCATTATACCAAACCAAGGCTTCGTATTTTATATCGTAGAGCATATAAATATCTTGGTTAAAATCTTTTATCTGACTAAATAGTGATTCAAGTTTATATTTATTTGCTTCTCTAATTGTTTTCTTTTCTAACTTAACATCGGGAAAAGGTAACTCTCTTTTTGATTTCATTTCTGCTCCTTCTTTGTTACTGTCATAAATACTGCTATTGAAATGCAACCTATAAACATTTCGGGACCACCATTAAGAAATTTATTAGCAGCCATTCCATAAGAAAGTAAGCATAACATCTGCTCCCAATTACTTAACTTCATTTTGGCTCCTTTCTATATTTTAATTCCCATAATCTTTTCGAATGACTCTTTAAGCATTTTATTATTTGCTTCCAGTTTATTTAAGTTTTCTAATATTTCATCGCGTGATATTGACTTACTTAATATTCTATTTTCTAAAAACCTAATATTATCATTCATCTTTTGTGCTATTTCATAAATTTTATTAATGCCGTAGTCTGCATCCATTCTTTCATTTCTTATTTCATCAATTATCTCTTCGATATTCCCTAAAAAATCCTCGCCCATTTTAAATCTCCTTTTCTCTTTTTTTAAATAACTTTGATAAATCCAAACTCTTTACTTTAATCTTATTCTTAGATAATTCATATTCGCCCAGAAGAAACGCATGGCCGGCCATCATAAGGTTATAATAAAAATCATACTGGCATTCTCTGGAAATATCTATGCTCTGCGTTCTTTTCTTTTTGGCCATTTATTCGCCCCTTAAATCAATTGTTTTCTTTGTTGATATTATTTGAAGGTCTATGTCATTTCTTTTTGGCTCAAGGCTGGATAAATAAGACTCTATACTCATATGAGAGTTCACGCATCCAGAGTTTGTTATCCATGGAGGAAGGGATAATAATCGATATTCTATCATTTCATTATTGACCTTGCCCCACATTTCATTCTGATCCATTATCATTTCTCCTCTACCCATCCCCCGGTTATTTTCCAAATCTCTTCACCATCATCCTCAAATGCCATTGGTTGTATTTCTTGGATTATAATCTCTGGTCTAACGATCTTTAAATATTGCTGGTTACTTACAAAATAATTAGCTAAGATAGAATTTACCGCTGCCGCCATTGACGTTCCGTCCACAAGCGCCTTATACTTAATCGCCTTAAATAAATGCTCCTCAATATGCGCCCTTAAAAATTTCTTCTCATTCATCGCTCCCTCCTATTTTTAATTTTATCATATGCTAAATTGAATGTCAAGAACTTTTTAAATTATTTTTTACCTGAGTGCTCTTGTGCTCATGCTTAGAGCATTTGTGCTCATGCCGTGAGCACTATTTTTTAAATTTGCTATAGATACGCGCGCGTGATATATCTACTAATATTACAGAGTATTATGAGTATTAAATACAGAGTATTACAGATATTATAAATAATATTAATAAATACATATAGCTTATAAAATAAAAAGAAAGAGAGTATTAATTAACTCTATAATATTATTAAACTAAAACATAAACATAGTATAAGAGCATATCATAACTCTACTCATACTTTAGTGTTACTCTACTATTCTCTTGTATTTATTCTAACTCTATCTCTTTATCTTTTCTATTAATATTTAAATACCGCTCATAACGCTCAGAGAGGTATCTAAAAACGATTTAGTATTTTTAAGGATTCATTTATCGGGGCTTAACTCGATGACCTATTACTTCGCAAGGAAATGATTATTTTAAGGCATAGGTTTGTAATAAATCTTTCATGTTAGCATTCCGCTCTTTTATTAGCACATCCTTGGTTTAAATATAAAAATAGTTAATAATTTAACTTGACATTTATTTAATCTTATGACCAATTAGCGTTTATAATAGTTTTGAAGAAGAGAGCAGCATGTTGCTACGCCTATTGGGGAGCGGTTTGTTTTAAGACCTGTCACCAATTAATTTATTTAAGAATTTCCTTGACATTCTTTTTAATGTGTGGTAAGATTATATTTAAGGAGTGTGATTTATATGAGTAAAGTTTATTTGTGTATTGCTTGCGGAATTGGGCATGTTGATAAAGGAGAAAAATTTTGTGTCCAGCACAAAATGGGATTATCGCCAGAAGAGAAAGAAGAAATTATTAACAAGTATAATACTGATGAAAAGTTTAGAGAAGTGCATGCTGCCTTTGAACGGGAAGAAGAATTGAGGATTAAAGAAGGCTGGATGGGATTTAAGGACTTAAGGTGATTTATGAAATCGTTTATTAAGAAGTTAGTTTACCTTCCTTTTGCATATGCTGTTTGTTTTTTAGGAGCAATATGTGCATCTACGTTGCTTATGTTTACCATTCTTATCTGTATTCCAATAGCAGTATTTAAATCTAATGGGGACGATTTAACCATAGGAAGGCTATAACAATGAGGCATAATTTATGGTTAAACGAAAAAGCAGTAGTAAAAGATTTATCCGAATGCAACAAGCAATATAAATCTATTCGTAAAAAGATCGATAGAATACGCACTGAAATAGTCAAGCTACACGATTATATTATTGGAGAGCATTTTGATAAACTATCAGCAATTCAAGCATATAATTTAGGCATGATTGGATGTAAGTTTATAAGCAGAGATTTCCCTGGAGATTTTTTGTATAGAGATACTCGCAGAGTGCTACAAAGATATTGTACAAATAAAAAAAGAATTGGAAGGGAAAAAGAAATGAGTTTTGATGACAGAGAAGAGTTAATCAAAATATATGGCAGTTTAGATAATGTTCCTCACCAAAAACTTATTTTCCTTGATGTTGATGGAGTCCTAAACAACGATATCGATGAAATGGCATGGGAATCTGCTACTCCCATATCTCAGATTAATGTATCAGCGCTTAACGAGATTATAGATAAACTTACAGAAGAAATAGGAAGCATATCTTTAGTCTTATCATCGACCTGGCGTCTAAGATATTTTAACAAAGAAAACCCTATTGAACAGATAAACAAAGATTTTAGCAGCTATGGCATTAAGGCGCCGTTTATAGGCTATACTTCTAGATTTATTGATTGCACGGGTAATAGCTATTATCGTGGCTATGAAATAGACCATTGGATTAAAAAGAATTGCAATAATTCTTTTGTTTCCTTTGTAATAATAGATGATGATAGTGATATGGCTTCACTGAAGAATCAACATTTTCGAACAATGCCAGACCTTGGCTTACAGACATACCACTATGATTCGATACTACTAAGAATGAGAGATAAGTTTCCTATTTGTATAAAATAAAAATATTTCATTTTATTTTCTATTTATTCTTGACATCATCATATTTATTTGTTAGGATTATATTGATGACTGATCTCCATTTGTTTATTCCGGTCACTGAATCTAATTCTTGGATTTCATTGATGT